TGCTGTCGCCCCGGTATAAGAACCTGAAAAAGTTAAGGTTGCGTCAGTTGCCGTTAAGGCAGCAAGATTAGACCCTAAAGAAATACCACTAATCGTTGAGTTAGCTAAATTCCCATTAGGAAGTAAGCCTGTTACATCAGCGCCAGCCAAATTTACAGCACTGGAAGTAATAGCGCCTGCTGAACCAGAATGCAATATACCTGTACCATATGCGCCGAAAGTCAAAGCCTGCGCCTGATCGATCTTTATACCGTCAATCAACGTGCCAGATGCGTTAGCTGTTTGCAATTCCATTATTGCAGGAACCTGGTTAGTTCCTATCGTGCCTGTCGAGGTAACCAACACCTTTGCCGCATCGATATAGTTTGTTCCATCATATCCGGCTGCTGTCCATGATCCTAAAACATCCGCAGTCGTAATAACCGTAGGGGAAGCAGGTGTACCACGTGATTTACGCATCGTGATACGCGCTCCTACCGCATCCGCTGTATTCTGATCGGATAAAACACCTCTTGGGTTAGTTGATATCGTACTGATAGCGTGAATTGGGGCTAAAGGAGTTAATGAAGCACCCGCCGCAATAAAGTTTGTCCCTAAGTTGACGTTTCCTGTGGCACCTGTATACGGTACGTACCCTGTTAGGGATGGTGCCCCTGTTAACTGGCTATAAGGCAACGAAAGGGCAGACAAAGTAGTTAAAGTGGAATTGGAAGTCGCAGTTATATTGGAGGCCGTTCCGGTTGTGTTTTGGTTGAATGTCGGGAAGATGTTGCCGGCACCTGATAAATCCTTGTTGGTTAATGCGACTGAATTAGATAATGTTACAGGAAAAGTTATTGCCGTTGATGTGACAGCGGTCGTTAAGCCTTTAGCATTGACAGTAATAGCCGCTACATGCGTAGCATCACCAAAAGAACCCACATTGCTGTTGACGGTTGCTAAAGTAGCTGCAACGCTTCCTGTACCTGATGCTGTTACATCGCCGGTTAAGGCTGTTATGCCGCTTGTATGTGCATTCACTGCACTATCAACCCTGCTCTTTACAGCCTTCCAAGTCGGAATCCATGTATCATAACGCTTGCCATTAACCGCGTAGGATGTGTCAGCGTATCTGTCGCCTACGGTGTCTACAATATCGGTATGTAATATACCTCTGTTAGTAACACCATAGATTATTGATTTTGAAAGTGTACCAGTTGAATTTTGATATCCTGTTTTTAATTCAGCATCTGTTGATGAATTGGTTAGCTGAACAAAAACAGTTCCTAATCCTGATTTATGAGACGTTAATTGCAATACATTATTAAATAATTGAAGTACAGACGTATTGCCGCTTGAATTTGAGCCTATAGTAAAGTTGGTTGTTATAGGAGATGATATAGCTACTGTTGATCCAATAAGAGTACCACTTGCTATCCTAAAATCACTCCCCGACAACCCCACGCCACCAGAAGCAGTATAAGTCGTCCCCGCATATTGCGGAATATTCAATACTCCCCCACTATAGGTTGCAGGGCCGGACATACCTATTGTGGTGAGTGAAAAACTACCACCTGTAGGTGCTGGCCCAATCTCTATAAAACCATTTTTTAAATAAGCGACGCTATCCCCTGAAGTATAAGCTCTTGCATTAGGAAACCTGACTTGATGAGGAAATACAGACGTATCAGTTAATGGTTCTACGTACCATAAATAATCAACATTTGGTAAAGCAACTCCGTTCATCCGGCGTATACCAAATGCTTTATTTTGTCCTGCGGGGTTTGTACCCACTTCCCACCATTGATTATTCTTAGACGACCTCATATGCACTACAGCCCGTCCGTCAATTGATTCAAATGCTTTAACTAGTAATCCTGGTTGTGCCTGATCTGAAATAACTGTTAGCGTTGGATTTAGTGTATCAGTAGAATTAATTACCCAGTGAATTTTAAGAAGTGTATCCCGCAAACCAAATTTACTGCTGGTTGTGCCTGCTCCCTCAAAATCAGTAACTTTGGCGATCAAATCTTTTCCTGAATATTTTTTAACCCAGGAAGTGTCAGGCAGTAATAAAGTGCCCTGTGGCGTTTTAGCACGTAATATACTATCCGACGGAATTTTTCGCTGAAATTGCGGCGTAACCGGGGTTTGTGCAAAGCACCATACCGGTATGAACAGCAGGAATAATAAAAATTTTTTCATCCTTTTAAAATTACATAAGTGTCTTCCTTAAAATTTCCGGATCCGTCGTCATGGCCATATATGTTCCAGCCTGTAAAAGTACCGCTACCGTCACCAACCGTATCCTGTTCTTCCACTACCATATCGTTCCAGACCTGTAATCTACCTGTAGCTAGGCCTGTAATTGCATCATAAGAGGTTGCTTTGGTGATCACCTCGGAAGTTTCCGTAATTCCACTATATAAAGTTATGTCAATAAAATAAGGAATAGGCGTACCCGCATTAATTACCGGGACAGATAAAGTAGGCACTCCCGCAGCAAAAGACATTCCGATTGCTTTTGTGATGAACTCGTTATCCGTCAGATCGGCCGCCGAAAACGTTTGCGAATAGCCCATTTTAGAATCAACTAAAATAGGATCGACCCCTGTGGATGCTTTAAGCCTGTCCAGAATTTTTATGATAAAACTGCTCATGGGTCGGTGATTGCTACAAAGTATAAAACAATTTTAGACTTGGGCCTGATATCGATTGCATCAGGTGTTGCTTGCCCGTAAGCAGAAGTTGTTCCTATAGACGCGTTTCCATCGCCTGCCTGTTTCATATCATAATCCTGGTTACCGCTGGTATGATTAGATGACCATGCGGCTACTTTATTACCTAACGTATCTGGTGCCAGCTGACCTATCGGCGCAGCGCCTGAAAATAATTTATGCCGGTGTTCGGGAATATTATTTTCAGCTATAGTAATCAGTCCTGAAGAATTTCCGAAAGTTGTCGCAGGCCTTAATGAATCGCCTACCTGCCAGCCTACAGGATAGAACCGGCCCATATCCTCCGTCCCGTTAGTTCCGGAGATCGCACAATTTGCATAAGGTGTTCCAGTCTTACCAAGACCTGTTGTAAAATCCCAGTTCGTATCGAGGTCAGTATCGTTAAGCGGTTCGAACATTCCTTTAAAGCATCTCGGGAAAACACCGCCGCTTGAACCACCTCCGCCACCTGTAGGCGGTGTGGCGGGCGATTCATCATACTGGAAATAAACAATAAAGATCGTATAACTTTTCCCGGCAAGACCACTTAGATATAAAGTAGTTGGTGTGCTGAATACTTTCGGACTGTTAATAGTAGATGTTCCGATCGGCACAGTAACTTCGTAAAGTTCGTTACCGCCTGATGACGTACCTAATTTAAGATCAATTACGCTTCCGCTTGAATTAATAACGATAACATCATACAGACAGGATTTATCCCTGAAAACACTGGGGATAGTAATGTCCGTTGTCCCGGTGAAAGTTAATATTTTCTGGTTAAGAACATTACTGTAATAAGTAATGAAATAAGGGAGCTCAGAGAATTTCTTTGTACCATCCCCTATTTTAAAATTGACCAGGAAAGTACCAGTCGGGTCAAGCACAAACGCCTGTTCGCCCGCCAGTATAACGCCTAATTCATCCTCGACGGCCAGCCAGTCAGCTTCAGTAGCTACTTTCTGCATTACCCTGGCAAAAATAACTTCGTAAGGACCCGGCATTAGTTTGAGTTTAAATTATCATTTGAACTGTAGAAACTTTCTCTTAAGGTTATATTATCGTTACGGGCTTCCATCGCGATTATATTCACAATTCCTTTTTCTACATAATACTTCGCATTTAAAGGTAGAAATTTTTTACCTAATAATGTGTCAACGGCATAAATTTCATCAAAGGACCAGTTTTGCCCGGAAACGAACATATCCGTATTAACGATCTGCGAAGGTTTATAGCGGAAACGCATCACGGCATGAGAGTTTACACCGGTAAGCGTACCGCTATAAATCAGCCCGTCATTAAATTTACTTTCATCATCCGACCGGAAAGGGGAGGTCATAAAATTACTCAGCATATATCCGTTAAAACTGCTGCTGATATTCAGTTCGGCCGAGTCGGAAGAAGTGCATGTGCTGGCGTCGTTAAATACTTCATATACGTCATTCCCGTTATCGATAGTAATGGACATATTATCCAGTGAATAGGTCTGCCCTGTTTTAACGCGGAATACGATTTGCAGATCACATATATCCCCGGCCGAAGGTTCTGCTAAAGGCTGTGGCACTTTCACGCCCTGGAACTTATCAAAATTAACCCTTGCTATATCGCCCAATTTTAACCCATCTACTACAATGGGTATCCATGCTTCAACCGTACTCCATGTACCAAACTCATTCAGGAAATATTTTGATCCTCCCTGGTTAAGTATCATTTTAAACTGTAAAGGCTGGCTGTCCCAAATAATCAGGTCAGAGCCGTCAACCGGCGCAAAGCCGGTACCCGGTGAAAAGGTAAATCCGAAATTAATTACTTTGATCTGTGTATAAGCGTCAATCGGCAAGCCGTCATTTCCAAGCGTACCACCGACCTGTACCATCGTAAAATACTCGTCACCACTAACATTGGTCAACTGTGCACAATACCCGCTTCGGCCGTCAAGGGATGGCTTTGCATTCACCAGTAAAGTATCATAGCTTCCCCAGTATAAAAGGATATTCCCGGTTAAAATCCCCGGTACGGTTAAATCTGATATACGGATATCGTAGTTGCCGTTGGGAATGATATTTTGCCGGATATTAGCAGTATAAGTAGTTTTGAAAGATTTTAAGCCTTGTACATTAGTCAGCACAGCATTTTCCATTACAAACCGGTAACCTGTTCGCCCGATCTGCCTGATCAGGTTTTGTGACCCGGACTGAACCACCATCATTCCGAGATCGGCGCTAATCTCGTTATATAAAATAGCTGTTCCGGAGATAACATCGTTTACGCGCCGGATCACCCATTTGCCGTTATCCTGGTAAATACGGCACTGCGTGGCTTGTAAAAATCCTTTCAGTATATACCCGCAGGTTTGTAAAGGCCCTTGTTGTTCACCATTTATACCTTGCTGATAGGTATAGAAACCTTCATTATAAGGTGACCATTGCACACTTCCGGTAAAAAAATCCCCACTAAAAGCTGTGCATTGAAGATGATTAGTCCAGCGGATAGGTAATTTTATCCCGAGGTTAGCATGCTGGAAAAGAATATTCCGTATATAGTTCATCGGGCAACGGCTTTGTGAGCCTGTCGTTCCTAAAAGATCGGTATGTACATATGGCATTGTATCGAGCAAAGTAAGCCCGCAGACAAAAGTGATCGATATATCATAGGGAACGGATTTCATCGGCCACTGGATATTTTCAGGCTGCAGAAAACCTGTCCAGAACAACTGTCCGTTACGGAACAGTTTGGCAAGAAAATCTTTATCCCCGGCGCCCATCAGTTCATCCCGGTCCATAAAGCCATCATTGTATACTTTCAATATGAGGCTGGACTTTTTTATCGGGTCGAAAGGATCGTCCGCTTTATCACCATCCCAGTCAATTTCAATAGCCTGTTCTGATACCCCGCGAATAGCAATAGCATCTCCTGTAAAGCCGTTTTTCTCAATGTCACATTGCCAGGCTATATTATCCGGAGATCGTAACTGGATGATGTATTTAACGCCCATTTGCTACACGGTCTAAAACAAACTGAATATTTTTACCACTTACTGTCGCTGTCAGCTGCCCGAAAGAGTTCAGGTCAACGCCTGTCACTATCCCCTGCTGCGTCATGCGCCCAATTATGGAGGTTGTATAAGCCAATGCATTTTGTCTTGCTATGAGTTCATTGGTTATTTTCTGCTGCTCTAATTGCTTCTGCTGCAATTCTTCCTGTTTTTTGGCTTTCGATGCGCTAAATAGCCCGCTGATACCACCAATGATCGCACCTCCAATCGCACCAATCACTGTTCCTTCCGGTCCGAAAGCAGAACCAATCAGAGCTCCTTCACCTGCACCTGATAAAATACCTCCTGCCGCTTGTCCTACTGAACTTGTAGGAGAAGATATACCTGAGATTACCCCACCGGCCAAACTAAGCGCAGACGCAGCCCTGGCTACAGATAATGACAAATTACTGCCACTGGTAGAGATAGCCTGACCTGCCTGGTTGCTACCGCTTACTATTTTATTCGCTGACTTGGTCGCTGCCTCGGTAGTTGTATTAGCAAAATCTCCCGCTGATGAAGTAACCGTATCATTGAAGTCCGTAGCAGACGTACCGAAATTTCCTGTTAAGGATCCGGTACCGGTATCCAGCGGAACTAATTCACCTTTTGCATTAACGCCCGTATTGCTTAACGGATTGAGACTTGCCCCTTTTACAGAATTGGCAAATTCAACTCCTGCCTGTTTTATCTCTACGGCAAGATTATCCCCTGCATTTCTAAGCGTATCGGCCACATTCTGCGCAGCTTTTTCTTCCGGGGAAATACTTAATTGTTTAGCCGTCGGGGTAAGCAGCGTTTTACCTAAATTTTCGGTCAGCTGTTTTGTAAAGCTTTGCAGAATACTCTGATTAAAGCTGGCGCTGAACTTGCTTACCAGCGTACTGAAAACAGCACCAAAAGAAATAGTGGCTTCTTTCTCAATCCTTTTTAAATTATTGATCTGGTCAATAGTCGCCTGGTCGGAAGCACTGGCAAGCTGGTTGAAATATTTATCATCAATCGCCTGTCTTTGCTGCCCGAGATTAACCAGGCTGTCATAGAAATTGGTAATAAAACCATTTACGGCGGCTTGCATGGCGTCAGCAAAAGGTTTCGATATTTCTACCGATACCTGCTCTGCATTTGCGGCTTTCAATAAAACATTTACCTGCGCCTGTATCGTATTGATATTATTGGTGGCAGACTGCGGGAGATTAGCTGCTTTTGCCAGGTCACGCAATTTATCGAAATACGCATTTGCCGAAGTAATCCGTTTCTGCCATTCCAGGTTGATCTTATCCGTACGCGCCGTCTCACCACTATCCAATGCCTCAAATGCCTGGTTAGCAATATCCGTGATCTTACCATAGGTCTGTTGTTCCTGCTGGATATATTTTTCATCAACAGTCTCGATAGCAGGTAAAATATCCGCTTGTGCAGCCGCTATTTTAGCTGCTGCGTTCTGTGCCTGTTGTATCTGCGCTTCATAAATTTTCTTAGCGTTTGATAAGGCCAAAGCATTTCCACCGGCATTCGCAACTGCGTTCTGATAATTTTCTTCGATCTGCTGGCGAGTTAATGCACTTTTCCTAGCTTCTTCGATGATATTATCGTATAGCCTTTTGATACGGGAAAGTTCCTCATTAAAGCCTGACTGCTGTTTTATACCAAACTGATCATTTATTTTCTGTATAGCGTCTGCCGTAGCTTGCGCATCTTTTATCCGAGCCTGGTTGATGGCCTCATCTTCATTCTTAGGAATTGCAGCCTGTATACCCGGTAAAGGTTTTAATAATTTTGTAGCCTCGGATGCACTTAATGCCCCGCGTAAAAAAGCTTTATTGACCTGAATACCAAAGTTCGTTACGCTATTGCTCAGATCCGTGAATTGTTTAACAATACCCGCTACTTCGGAAGCATATCCTGTTAAACCATTATTTCCCGCAAGAGAACTGCTTTTTTGAATGATCTCGTCCAGCTTTTGTTTAAGTGTCTCGAACTGGTCAATGATATCCGTGGTTTTATCCGGCTTTACAGTAACTAAGCCTGCCTTTGGCGCATTCTGATTGGCAATATCAATAAAAGACTGGGTTTTAGTCTTCGCCTCTGCTACAGCCGAATTATAACCTTTTATTTTATCAAGCAGATTATTGTATTGTACCTGCAACTGGTTTAATCCTGTTGCCGCAGCACTTGCTCCGCCACCGCCGGGAGTAGTGAAAGATTGCGTAAATTCACTGCCTGCTTTCTTAAACGCTTCCCCCGCCGCGTCGATCTGATTTTTAAGATCAGTCAAAGGCTTTAATAAACTATTAGCCCCTGCCTGGTTGGAAATAGCTATTTCACGAAACTGCTGTGCCAATTTATTAGCGGCAGTAAAATTTCCTAGCGCCTCTAAAGACTCTTTAGCAGCATTGGCCGCGGCTGTGAACTTATCAGTCTTTGACGCGGCTTCATCAATATTAGCAAAAAATACAGGGTATAATTTCTGCAATTCTTCCAAAGCTGTCTTCCCATCAAAAAGGGCACCTGTATTATTTTTAACCGCAAATACCAATTCTTCCAGTTTAATAGTAGAAGCAGCATAAGTTTCGCCTGCGTGGGCTTCAACCTGCTGCGCCGGGGTAAGCGTAGTGATATAGTCGTCTAAAGCTTGTTTCTGTTCCCGTAAAGCTTTAATATGTGCAGTGGCATCTTTGGTAGCATTTTTCTGTGAGTTTTCATAAGCAATAAAAGCGGCACCTGCAGCGGCTATACCTAACACAATTAAACTGGTCGGTGTTAATAAAGAAGCAAACGCGGCGCCTAAAGCAGAAGTACTTAATGCAGACGCACCGGCGACTTCGCCTTCAACAGCGATAGCAGCAGTCGCACCTACGGTAGAAACTTTGGCAAACTGGGCGTTCTGTGCAAAGAACAAAAAGTCAACTGCAAGTAGTCCGATTGACCGGGCAAAAGTACCTACTGATGTAGAATCAAAAGTTCTTACCAGGTCACGGGATATTTGCCGGGCGCCAAATAAATTATTTGATAAAGATATCAGTTGCCCATTTATATTTTGCACAGAAACACCTTTTATAGCGTTTCCAAAACTGTCAAACCCTTCTTTACCTATATTACGCAAACGTTGTATTTCAAATTCTGTCTGCTGTATCTCTGAGTTTAATTTTGGCAGATCACCTTCAACCAAAGTGTTTAACCGTGTTGTATTTAGATCGGCCAAAGCTTGTTTTAAACCTGCTATAATACCTACTTCAGACTCCAAAGCTCCTGAAGCACCTAATGCACTTTCTCCTAAAGTATTCAGGGTAGAACTTGACCTCAGTAACGCCTGGTTATATTCTTCTGTGGTTATAACCCCCTGCGCAAGTTGTTCATTTAAAGCAGCGATTAATTGAGACTGTTCGCCAATTGAACCTGTTAAGTTTGGCCGCGCTAAGTTTTCAGCGGAAGGTAATGGAGAAGTATCATTTATAAATGATCCTGGAGGTTGTACATTTTTAACGTTTTTTAATGAATTAGTTAATTCATCAACATGCACTTTTAGCCGCTGAACATCTCCGTCCATCGGGTCAAATCCGTTGGCCAAAAGCGTATTTATCGCTGCCTGGTAAGCGTTTACTTCCTGTGTCTGTAGTTTGATGCTATCCCCGAAAAGCACAGCATTTCCTGTAATGACCGATAGCTTCTGATCTAACTGATCCAAAGCCCCTACGCCCGCTTTAATTTGCGGGGAGATATCAGGAATGGTTATTTTGATTTGGCTGGACTGCGCACCAGCGTCACGGATGAGATTAGAAGCCTGCCCGATGGCACTTTCAAGACCTGATATATCGCCGGTTATTTCGTATACAAGCCTTGCCATTATTCAAATTCTTTTAGTAAAGCCCAAGCTTGTTTACGGCTTGTTATTCTGTGTTTTATTTCCTCCCGGTCTAAGTCAAGCGGATAAATATCTTTCGGATGGTGAAACTCTTTTGCGCCCCATCCTGCATAATTCAATATAAAGGCCATAATATGCCTTGTCCTGTCCCAATCCCTTTCCTGCCTGCGTTTATAGCCTGTCAGCATCAAATTAAACTGGCCCAAAGTACAACGCTCTACTTCTGCCGGCTTAAGTCCCATCTCATACGCTAAGATGAGGATTTCCGCGATGCTGGCTTTTTTTTTGGAACTGGTTCCGATTTATTGGTTTCTTCCAGAACAATCCCCATCAGCTCAGCTACCGATTTACCGTATAAGTAAGATTTAAAAAAGTCCTGCACGATCGGGGTAGTAAAATCCGGACCTCGTTTATCTATCTCAACATTGATTTTTTGATAAGATATATTAGGTACAGGCTGATCATTAATTATAGCAAATGTATTAATGGCGCAGGAAATAAATTTTGAAAGAACGATCGTACCTTTTATCCCGGAGTCTTTTTGCATTAACAGTTCGATAGCAGGCGTCATATCCATATCTATCATTTCGCAAAAAGTATCGATTGTATTCAATCCCCAGTAAATACCGTACTCTTTTCCGTCAATTTGTATCTCCATTAGCTATAGCTTTTAAAATTTCTTCTTCCGTAGGTTGCGAGTTTTTTACCAAAGTAACTGTAAACCTGTCATAGCGGCAACCGCAACGTAACCAAACAATATAACTGCACACCCATCGGTTTCCAGGATAAGGTGTGCAGCGTTTGATCTCAATACCCGAAGGCATTTTTTATGTAGTACGGTTAGTTTCCGTTATGGTCATAGGCCCGTTACCGGTAATGGTAGCGTCATAAGTAGAAGCTCCTTTTTCCGGGGCATTCAGTTTCAAGCCTGTTAGCAGACCATCACCTTCATAAAGAACATCGTCACTTATTGTACCATCACCTAAATCAGGATTGGTCATAAAATGCGCAGTTACTTTCAGATCACTTTCAATGAAGAAACGTGATAACTGGTTGCCGGAAGCGCCCAGACCATCGGCAAAAGCTTTCGCAGAGAAAGTAATTACCCATGATTTGTTGTCTACTGTGTTAGTCACCCATTGTATGGGGGCTGCACCTACACCCTGGTCAGGCTTGCAGGTATCATCTGCGGTAACTGCCGCAGAGAAAGTTAGGTCGGCATTTGTCTGGCATTTATAATAAACACCATCTAAGGTTACCCCTAAAAGCTTGCCGGGAAGTGCATTGCTCATTTTATTTTTCCTCCTTTAATTTTGCTATAATTTCGTTAATACGTTCAGATTTTGCAATAAGGTCAACAATAGTTAAATTTCCACTTTTACCCCTAACTTCTCCTGTAAAAGCATATTTTTTATTGTCTGATTTAAACAGACAATCTACCTTCAAACCTTTAACTATATGAGACTGTCCCTCAAATATATGATTTAATTTCAAAGTTTTACTTTCAACAATATTTTTTTTGCCGTCAGGACCCGGAACAGGATCACGCTCAATGTCAAATATTACGTTATCGGAGCAAGCCCATCCCTCATCCCATACGATAAAACCTATTCCTTGTCCGTTCATCATGTTACAGATTCATCAACTATTATCGGGTAATCCGCCTCTGCTGGCATGGCATCGATCAGTATTGCGAAGTCCTCAAACGATGTTGTTAAAGCCCCAGTACCTTGAAAAACAACGTTCCACGTGGCATTTCCTTTACTTGGCGCCGAAGTTGCTCCTGAGGCCAATAACGCGGTTCCTGAGATGGATAATTGTGTAGTAGCCGTTGGCCTGGTACCCCATATTAATGAAACGGGTAGCCTCGAAAAAAAGGTGTTCAGAATAGTTTTAAAATCTGCTCCTACGGCTTCGGCTAATAACTGCCCGCTTACACTCATCGACCAGGAACGTATACCTTGTAACCACTCTTTCCACCCTGCACTGTCAATCGCAGAAGCAGGAAGCATATCAGCCTGGAAGTTAAAATCACAGGAAACCTCGCAGGAAATAAAAACCCCGTTAACTTTCAACCCGATCAATCTTCCTGGTATCATTTAATCTCCCACTGATTTTAAAATCGTTAATGCGCCGCCACAATCATAGATAACCCCATCAACTGTGCCCTGTATATTTAGCAATACTTGGGTACCGTGTTTAGCCTTTAATGTATAGCTGAAATTAACACTAAATCCTTCTGACGCCAATTCATTTAATGACAATGTTGCTACATTGCCATTTGGATCAGTGAATTGCAGTAAAAAGAATACATTTTGAGACCCTGTATATACCCTTATATTAGAATAGCTATCAAACCTGATAATCTCATCCTTATCAGCGGATACATTATGTGTAAATAACGTTTTATCGCCAAATTGCGCTAAGAAATCAAAACTTTCCGCTTGTAATTTAGCTAATACTGCGTCAACTAATTGGTTGCAATAATCCGATGTGAATTGATCTCCGGGGCTAAACGGGGCTGGATTTGGGAATGGTGTCATGATAATTGAAATGGAAAAATGTAAGGAAATCCGTTATTTACTGGTTTTTCTGAAAGCCAATGCTCATATATTAATACCCTGCGTTCGATAGTATTCGTTTTATCGGTCATATCCAAATTCATACTCTGTATCAAATTGATTGATTTTAAGTAAAAATTATCTATAGAAAATCCTGCCTCGACAGCAGTTATACATTTTTCTTCTGTATCATCCACATAAGTCGTAGCCGTATACCCTCTGTCATTAACCCTTATAATATGCAGAATGATACGGCTCAGCCATTCAAATTCAGTTTTACTTCTTTCGGTAGTCGTTTTACTTTGCGACTCGATCAATACATATTCACTGGGTATAGGATTAGTTTCAGGTGGAATGCTTTTATTAAAAGCGGTTATTCCTTGTCCGGTTAACAAAGCTAAATAAGCTTTTCGTAAATTCTTATCCGGATTTTTCATAAGTTACCTAATTCTTTTTCTATTTCAGGAAATAATTCTTCCTGGTGTTCATAAATAGCAGGAAAAAAATAAGGATGGGCACTTAATGTACCCTGTCCGTTCACAAAGAATTTCTTCGCCTCGGCTACCTGTTCATCAGGTTTTCCTGCTAGAAATGTTTCTGCGTTCTGGCCGGTACCAAACTCGATGTATGCAGATAATTCATCGCCCGCATCTATAATAGTTTCCTCTCCTGTCTGGATCACACTTATTTTACCGGATAAGCTGCCTGGAGCCTGCGCCCGTGCACTCTCTGCTATTCGTTCAGCAACAGTCAGCTCAGCGCGGTTAACCGCAGGGCGAATTTCCTTTAAAAGATGGCTCAATGGCCCTAAAGCTTCTTCCAGGTTTTTTATCATGTTCCTTTTTCAATAGTCGTACACAATAAACGCCAGTAATGCACAGGCTGATCCACATCAATAATCGCCCTCAACCTGTAATTTATCACAACTCCATTCACACTAACCTGCACACGCATATTCTTTTTCGGGTGCCAGTTCGGACGGTAACGAATAGAATAATAAGTATCCCCGTTCATTAACGTAGCGCCTGCTTCTTCCTCTAACTGCGAATAAATACTGCCCGGCCTGTTTTGTATATTCTGCTGCGAGGCTTTGGTTGAATAACTTAAAACTTCGCTTGGTACCTGGTTCCCGTATTCATCTGGAGTGGTCGTTTGTTCATAAAATTGGATATTAAACCGAAGCCTGCCCGGGTCAATAAAAGTTTTATTTTCGTATAACAATTTTTTCATATCAGTGCCCTCCGGTACTGATTAATTAAAATTTGTATATCTGTAGGCTGTGATACCTGATAACTGTCACGATTTTCATATAAGTATGTGATCCATTTATACGCCGCTTCGATCAATGGCGGTGGTATTTGTGCAATATCTTCTACAGCAAATCCAGTCTGTAAAGTAATAACACTATTTGGCAGTGCGTACAACAATGTTTTTAGTGCATTCTTCTTTGTAGTATATTCCACAGCTACAGGAGGATCGGACTGATCGGTAACCGAAGTTATCGTGAAAGGGTACAAGTAAATTGAAAGCCCTCCGGGGATACATTTTATACCTGATGAACCGTACCATTCACCATATCCCGCTATAGGAAAAAAATTAGCAGGATTGAAAAAAGGCTGCTGCCTGTTATAAAGTATTTCTGTACGTTGATAAGTTCTCCAACACGTATGTTTTTCTACCCAGTCAACAGCTGCTTTTATAAGCCTTGTAATAGTCGCATCATCATCCGTAAAGGCTAATTCTATATTCAACCAGTTCTTAGCCGAATTAAGAGGTATGATATCTAATGCGTCCATAAATCAAATATAAATAAAAAAGTCCCACATATTCAGTATACGTGGGACTAAACTTAAAAATCATGAAAAACGATTAAGTAGTACGGGTAAAGTCAAGTTTCTTGAATGACTCAGGGAAGAAAGGAGTCATTGCCATACGTGCTTCAATTAAGAAGGTAACCAGGTTCTTGAAGAAGTTCTGGTCAGCTTCAGTCGAAGTACGTAAGGTAATACCCTTACGCTGCCATAAAGCCACGCCGCGGCTAAAATTACCGGATATCCCTTCCAGTGCATTGAACACGGTATGGAAATAAATCGGGATACCTCCAACAGCCAATTGACCGGCAGTAGTAGCCTGGATCGGGTAATCGTATTCTTGGGTAGCACCTTCTGATTTGTTCATCAAAAGTTCAGCATAAGCTTCCGGAGAAATCCAGACAGCGTCACCTGGACGCAAGCTACGGCGCGAATTGGTCAAGCCAACCACGATTTTATCCCAATTATTTGAGTTCGGGTTCGCTGTTTCAAAACCTGCATAATTCAATGCGGAGGCTACATTCGCGTACAAACCGTTCAATTCAGTTGTACCGTTCCCCTTGAACACCTGGCGGGTTTCTTCGTCTTTATAAGCCCATGGTAATTCCTGGGCTAAAAATGCACTTGAACCTACCAAATCATCCAAAAATTCTTCCTGCACACTTACCCAACCAGCAATTTTAATTACCGGTGCCAGTTTCCCGGTAGGTGTATAATCAAACTGCGGTTTAGTTGCGCCAGCAGCAGTAGAACCGATGCTACCGTCTTTTTTAGTGAACTGAACGTAGTTTATAGACGGAAATTCAGTTGGATACACTGGTATAATGTCGCGGGCCTGCACCATTTCATGCGGGATACCGATAGGCTGTAACCACTGCTGTGCAGTGGTACCTGAAGGCACTCCGATCACGCCAGGCGCTTTTTCAGCCAATAAGCCTTTACCTTCCAGTTCCACATTGAAAGATTTTCTGGTCTTGAACCCCGCAAGCTGTTTGTATCCTTCACTTTCCTTGTTTTCAAACATTTCAGTGATCTCGGCTTTCAAACCAGACATTTCAGCCTGTTTTTGCTTAGCATGGATACGTTCCATCTTAGCTTCAACAGCTTCACGTTTCTTGTCTGTTTCGTCAATTTTAACTGTCAGTGCATCAATCTCAACTTTTTGGGCTTCGATTGTTTTTGTCAGTTCTTCTTTAACTACTTTGACTTTCTCATCCGCAGCAGTTTCGGCAGCGACTTTCGCGGCTTCCTGCGTTTCCTTCATTTCGTGGTTACGCTTATCATCAGCGTATTTCTCTTTCTGATAATCAGTAAGAGCATCGAACTGGGCTTTGGTTAAATACTCAAATTTCATTTTGGGTTGTTTTTAAAGTTCGTAAAAATAATCTGATTTAACCTCAGTGCTGCTGTCTGCGGGCGGTTCGGTTTCTTTTTTCGACTGTTTGTTAGACGGGTCGGTATATAAAATCGGTGTAGCGCGGTTGGATCCTGCGAGTACCGCGCTTCCTTCTTTAACAATTTTAGCGGATTGAATGCCCCAGTAATACCCTGCGGCCATTACTTCCTCCTTATTGGCGATCTTCGGCAGGTATGTGTAAAAATTCATACGTTCCTGTTCCAGGCCTTTGGCAGTGCTGTCTACACACAATACCATTTTTTCATATTGCATCCTTACAGAGTTCTGCAAGGGAACGCCAGCCTTGATCGCTTTTTTAGCGTCTTTATTTGACTTGTCAGTGATCTGAGCTGCAAAAATCAGCGCCTGGGTCTGACCATCATAATTCTCTCCTACATCGGACCAGTTCAAAGTTTTAACCATCGGGTCAACCTCATCTGGGTAGCTAATAATACTGCCAAGCTTAAGTTCGTGATTGATCGCATAATATAATTTACCTTTTTGCTGCTCTACCGAAGTATTCCAGATATCGTCCAGGTGAACGTCACCGTGACTGTCATACCAATTTGTCGTGTTGATAACAGGATAAATCGTATCACCATCTTTTACGGTTTTTAATTTATCCGGTGCTACGCCTTTAGCTACATCTTCCCGGCTTTCACGAAAACTATACCCTACAGGATCACTGTCCTTGATAGCTGCTTTCTTGATCGAGATGATTTTATCGACATTTCCCTTCAACGCAAAAAACATTTCATCCTTGGACGAAAATTTCTTGTCAAGTTCACGACAATAGATTTTGCTCATTTTGTGAAAGGCGTTTGAATGTGTTTTTGCTTCTCAGCGATTGATTTTTTGACGTTTTCAGGCAGGTTTTTCTCTTTAAGCTTTTCCAGCTTTTCGATTTGTTCCTTCTGTTTCTGATCGTTCATTTGTGTAAATATAGATTTAAATAAAAATTTATTTTTCATAACGCTTGCATTGAATAGTATGAATGATTAATTTTGATTAATATGAAGAAAAATCGTATACAAATCGTTCTACCAGAAGCAGCAGTAGAAAAGTTTGAAAAGCAAGCTAAAAAACAGGGCCGGTCAGAATCAAATCTGGGCCGTAAATATTTAATGGAGGGCCTTTCTAAAGACGAACAACAGGAGGTAAAGAAATAATGCCATTGCGTAGATTTCAAATTTTAGGTATTGCGGTTCAAATGACTTTTAAACAGGATTTGGATTCACAAAAGATGCATCATACTGGTGAAGTGGATTTTATCAATAAACGGTTTGAAGGTATGATACAACTGGATATTCAAACAAACGGTGACTTTTCCGATTTCGATGAAGAAAAATTAAAAAGTTTAATTACTACATATTTTCAAGCAAATACAAAAATCGTAATACCTGATATAGTAAGGAGTTCAAACTAATGGATAGTAGATTTCCCTCTTTATGTATCGGACAAGTTTTTAGTGTTTTTGAAATTATAACGCATAACAATCAAAATCGTCAAGAAATAGCATATAAATGGATTATTGACTCTGAAAACGATGCGCTGCCTTGTTTTGTAAGAACAAGTTATGGTGTTATAAAAAGTTATAAACTAATAGGACGTTTAATTATTAAAGTTATAAAATGAATATTGGAGTTGCAATTTCTACACATAATCGCCGGGACATCGCCGATCACTCTATTGAACAGTGGCGGCGATTCCTGCCGGCAGGTGCTAAACTGGTTATCGTAGATGATGCTTCGGATATTCCTTATCCTGGCGCAGATTATGCTTTTACCTCGCAACAGGGAATAGCTGTAGTAAAGAACAAATGCCTTCAATTGCTGGAAGATTGTACTCATAAATTCCTGGTCGATGATGATATTTATCCCCTCGAAGCAAGCTGGTGGAGCGATTATGTATTCAGCAATTTAATGCACGCCTGTTATATTTTTGATCGTAAGTTGCTATGGAAAGAACCGTCTTACGCTTCTTATGAACTTCCAAGAGGTTGTATGCTTTATTTTACGCATTTCTGCATAGCTGCCGCAGGTGGTTTTGACACCAGGTTTAAAATATATGGATACGATCATGCCGAATTGTCCAGGCGTATTTTCAATATGAATTTAACTCCTGCCAGATATGTCGATATACCCAATTCAAACGGATTATTTTATTCGCACGATGAGCAGAACACAGCTGCATCAAGTTTAGATATTGTTGAGAGAAACAAATTTATCCGTGGGAATAAAAAGTATTTTGACGAGACTTTTTTAAGTAATTCTTTTATACCTTACAAATGAGAATATCTGTAATACATCCTACTCGTAACAGACCAAAACAAGCATATCAGACTTGGAGTAATTGGTATGATAAAGCAGATAATGTTTTTGAGTATATTTTATCAATAGATGAAGATGATAAATATGACTATTTAGAATTTCCTTGCAAAGTTTTAACGCGCCCAAATAAATCTGCTATTGAAGCAATTAATAATGCTGTAAAATTCATAACGGGTGACTTAATAATTGTTATTTCAGATGATTTTGACGCACCTGATCATTGGGATACATTACTTTTAAACGAACTTAAAGACAAAACTGATTTTTTACTAAAAACTGATGACGGACTACAACCTACCCTTGTTACACTCCCTATACTTGACCGTGTTTACTATAACCGCTTTGGTTACGTGTATCATCCTGATTACAAGCATATGTGGGCGGATACGGAAATGACAGCTGTAGCATTAATGATTGGTAAATGCATCAAGTCGGACCTTAGTTTTCCTCACTTGCATTATAGTACTGGAAAATCTCCGAAAGATGAGATCAACGTACGCAATGATGCTACGTGGAAGCAGGGTGAGAGATTATTTAACGAAAGATTGAAAACAAACTTTGGAATCACCGAACCAGTAATGGCTTATTCAGATATAAAATGGAAATAATTAAAGATCACGAAGGTCAAGATCAGATGGCTATAAAAGCGAAAGTTTCTATTAGTCATACTGCTAAATTTGAGGATGCTATAATTTATATTTCTGTCAATGAATTTACTGAATGCTTAGAAGCAGCACTGAGTGCAAAAATAGCAGATGGTAAATCTAATCCTTTTTGGAAAGTGATTGAAACGAAAGGTACACCAAGATGATTCAACTTTCAATCCTTATTGCCACTATGCCCATACGAGCTCATAAACTTGCTAATCTTCGCCAGGTTCTTGATCGCCAGTTAACGCCTGAAGTGGAAGTGATCACGGATATTTCTATGAACTATAATATCGGTACCAAGCGTAATAAATTACTTGCACTTGCCTCTGGTAAGTATATAGTCTTCCAGGACGATGATGATCTTATCAGTTCAGATTATATCGAAAAAATCCTGAAAGCTTGTGAGCATGATTGTGACTGCATAGGTATTAGTGGCGTAATCACCACAAACGGAAGTCATCAGCGCGATTGGCATATCTCGAAGGACTTCCAGATGTGGTTTGAGCGTGGAAACGTTTATTATCGTACACCGAACCATATATCCCCTGTGAAACGTGAACTGGCGCTTGCTGCAGGGTTTCCCGAGATCAGCTTCGGAGAAGATTTTGAATACTCCATGCGGCTTTTACCGATGCTAAAGACTGAAACGAAAATACCAGGTATACTTTACTATTACAGATATTCGTCAAAATGAAAAAATTAGAAAAAACAGTAGAAAAGTCAACCTGGGATGATTTTCGCAAGAGCGGATTATTCATGTTCGTAAATGTTATTTTACATGCCTTTGGTTGGGCTTTATGTGTAGAAGTTGAATATGATAAAGAAAAACAGATTGAAACCGGCCCTGTAACTTCGGTTTTTCCTGCTCGGGTTAAATTCAGAGGTTTCACTGAAGAAGATCAAATCGAAATGCATGAACATATTGCAAAATATTTAGCAGAAACAGCACCTAATTTTCCAGAAGAAATAAAATGATACAGTTGTCCGTTCTCATCCCTTCAATACCCTCACGCTTCGATAAAGCCTATACACTGTACCAGAAGTTACAGGAAATGGCTGGTGATAAGCAGATTGAGATATTGATGATAACAGATAACAAAAAACGTTCTATTGGTGCCAAACGTGAAACTTTGAAAAATATAGCCCAAGGAAAGTTCTTTTGTTTCTGCGATGATGACGATGAGTTTGTCTCTTTGGATGAAATCTACGAAGCTACTTTTCTGGATGTTGACGTGATCAATTTTAAAGCCGAATGTACTAATCCTGACGGATCCAGTTTTATTATTACCCAACAACTAGGTAATCAGGTTGAGCATAATACCAAGGACGGAAAATACCTGGACTGTAAGCGCCCTCCTTTTCCAAATTGTGCCTGGAATACGCATAAAGTGCTTGGTTGTACTTTCCCGGATATCAGCTATGGCGAGGACTGGGCTTTTGTGCAGGAATGTTTATCAGTAGTTCGTACAGAACATTTTATTGATAAAGTCTTATTCAAATACAATTTCGACCCAAAAATAACAGAAGCATCCACGGAAGATAATCCTTACTGGACCAACCCGAACCATAAAAAAGTGATCAGCAAATGTATTGTAAACGTGTCTACGGATAAATATCGCAAGGGACAAAAGCGTTTGGCTACCAGTTTAAGAGGCAAAACAAATGCTACGGTGCTTCTTTTTGAAAGTGAGGAAGAAGTAGGTGCTGCGCCTCACGCTGAGATGAATTACGGCTTTAAGCCTATGGCTATGATCAAAGCTTATGAACACGGTTTTCGGCAAATCCTATGGCTGGATGCTTCGATGCGTGCGATAAAGAATATCGATGTAATATTTGATATTATTGAACGTGACGGGTATTTCTTCCAAGATAGTGGCTGGTTAAACTCTCGCTGGACACATACGGAGGCTTTAGCTTACTTCGGTACTAATGGCGGTCCTATGCTGAGTTCAGGAGTTCTTGGGCTTGATCTGGATAGCGAGATAGGCTATAAATTCTTTGATGCCTGGACACAGGCAATGCGTGACGGTATGTTCAATGGCTCCTGGGATATTTATCGCCACGATCAATCTGCAGCATCGTTGATCGCTTATAAAATGGGATTAAAATTGCAAAAAGGTAACACGTTTTTTGTATACGGAAAAGACGATGAACCGACAATAACTGAACAAACTGTTTTACTCGCAGACGGAGTCTGTTAAAATTTATCATTATGGGATTTTTCGGAAAATTAACAAAATTAGCTTTGGATGTTATAGAAACTCCAATAGCTGTCGTAAAAGACGTGACAACACTTGGCGGTTCTTTGACTGATCAAAATGAGCCTTATACCTTAAAAAAGTTGAAGGATATTGGTGAGGATTATGAAGAAATGAAAGATAGTTTGGACGATTAAATTTATGAACTGGTCTAAAGTTGAAAAACCATTTCAGAAACCGTTAAAATGGTGGTACTATAAATTACTCTGTGAATTTTGGTATAACTGGTATGGCACTTCAAATCGGCGATATTATAAATATCTCAACTTGCTCTGTGATTTAGGATGGAATTTATACGGAAAGAAAATATGAAAGCAATAAAATTTAAACATTGCAATGTTACTTACGCTGAAAATCAGCCGGAGTACAATCCTCTGCCTGGATTAAAACTTGAAGGCAAAGAGGGGTATTTTATAGTTTGTTATAAAATGAATTTTTGGGAAAGGTTAAAAGTCTTATTTACCGGCAAAACATGGATTTCATTCATGACTTTCAATAATCCTTTAACTCCACATTTTATTACGGTTAACCGTAAAGATGTTTACAGTCATGCAGATGATAAGAAAGGATTGTTTTCATGAAAAGCTACGCACAAAACAAAGAAGATCAGTTCATCGCCAATTATTTCGGTGATCACAAAGGTACTTTGCTCTCCATCGGTGAGAACGATGGACTGACGTTCAGTAATGTACGTGCTTTACTGGAAAATGGATGGTACGGACACCTGGTAGAACCGTCTGGCGTTTTCTATGCCCTGAAACGGCTTTATATCGGCAATGAAAAAGTACAATGCTATAATGTAGCAATCGGCCTGGAACAAGGTATAGTTGATTTCTACGAGTCTGGTGCCCACGTTCCAAACGGTACGGATAAAGCCCTGGTATCAACACTGAACTTCAACGAAACACAGCGTTGGACTAATGTCGATTTCCATAAAATAAAGGTGAACGTTGTTCCGTTTGCATTCCTGTGGGAGATGACTGATTTCGCGCAGTTCGACTTCATCTCAATTGATGCGGAAGGCTACGATCTGGATATCCTGGAACAGATCGATCTTGCAGCCGTAGGCTGTAAATGCCTGATTATTGAACATAATAGTAACAAAGACTTAATAGACGCTTACAAAGGTTACTGCCGTAACTTTGGCCTTGTAGGAGTACTTGAAAACGCTGAAAATATCATATTCATAAAATAATGTACATACCTCAGACATTAACCCCTTCTCAAATAGAACGCTGTTTTAATACAGTAAGTAGCAATGCTTTTTTCTTAATCGTAGCCGATAAATTAGTAAGACGGGAAAGTTTATCTGTAGTTCGTATGGCTGACGGAGAAAAAGCTTTATTTGAAAGTTTGAATAATCCGTTTGATGAAAGCTGGAATGAACGTTTAGGTACAGCAGGGATATCCAGGGAACAATTAATAGAAAATATGTGGAGGGCTATTAATTACTGTGATTTTTTTGCCTCATCAATATCAGGGGTAATAATGAATAATTATTTTATGGATAATTATAGGCCACAACGCCGTTATATTGATAACTTTTTCCCTCATGCATGGTTTGAGTCCATGAAAGTAAATTTATATAAAGAAGCGAAGCATGTGTTGATTATTCACCGTAATGAAAATACAGCAAATGCATTAATCAGAAGGGCAGAACAATATTTAAACGTAAAAGTTTCTTACCTTCATTTATCGAATTGGGATCAGGCTGAAAACGTGGTAAAACAAGCTAATGAGATCGATGCACCATTGGTAATTTTCAGTGCCGGACCGGCTAGTAAATGGATCGGTCCTGAAATCGCTAAACAAGGAAAAATAACCCTGGATATAGGTCAGGCTATGGATAAATGGACATTACTTCAAACAGAAAAATCATGAAAATACTATTTTTAATCAAACTCAGCTCGGAGTACAACGAAGCCAACTCTTTCATTTCCAAAGCCGGCCTGCGAAATTCTGCAAAATTCGTCGTGGACGCGATTAATGAATTTCCACGAACTGAGGCTATATTAGAAATAGTAACTGACCAAAACCGAATACATATGCGGTTGAAACATCATAAACCTGATATGTGTATATTGGAAGCAATATGGGTGACTCCTGTCAAGTTAAGGGAACTTATTGAACTTCATCCTGATATTAAATTTGTAATCCGGGTGCACTCCCGTGTTCCGTTCCTGGGTATGGAAAGTAATGCAATTACCTGGATAAAAGAATACGGTAAGTATGCTACTGTATCGTTTAACCACATCCAAACAAGCCGTGAATTTGAAAAACTTGGAGTAAAAAACGTATATCTGCCTAATATTTATCCTACCGTTAAATTTTGTCCTGAAGAACAAAAACATCCGGCACAAAAACACTTTTATAAAATCGGATGCTTTGGTGCTATCCGACCTTATAAAAATCAACTTTCACAGGCTGTTGCAGCAATTTTATTCGGTGAAAAATATAATACCCCGGTACATTTCTATATCAATTCGACCAGGGTAGAACAACGTGGAGAAAGTATACTTAAAAATATCCGTTCACTTTTTGAGAATACCCGGCATAAGCTTATCGAAATACAATGGCTTGAACATGATGAATTTATCCGGATAATATCTCAAATGGACGTTTGTATGCAGGTTAGCTATACAGAAACATTCAACATTGTGACCGCCGATGCTGTTGCTGCACACGTCCCTATAGTAGCGTCTGAGCAAATTGATTGGTTGAGCTGTGAAAAAGCCGACCCAAATAACGAATCAGATATGGCAAAGGTGATCCGTAATATGATCGAAAAACGCTGCGAAGTCGTAGAAGATAATATCAATGATCTTACAGCTTATAACCACCACGCAATTCTGAAATGGTTCCGTTTTGTTGAAAGATAATGCGCGTTCATTACATACAACCTTACCGCGCCGATAAAAACATCGGTTTGGCAATCAATGAAGCATTAGAAGAACTTAAAGCGGTGGAGTTTGGCCGGGATGAGTGGATATGCCTTATGGACCATGATATACTTTGGTTATTACCGGACACTAAGGCACACGTAGAAGAAATATTGGCTAACACCCCGTACGATGTACTGGGTTGTATGACCAATCGCCTACGGTCACCGGAACAGTTGGTCGGTGGCCGTTTTAACGAAGACGACCGCATCAGAGAACATATCAAGATAGCGCAGGAATGCTGGAAGAACGCCGGGCCGATGGTGATTGACGCCAAAGGCGTGATGGCTGCATTCATGCTTTGTTTCCGGCTGCGGGTATGGGAGTCGGTCAGCGGCTTTGTGGAAGGGTCGCTTGCCTTTGACCGGTTATTTGACTTCGAGGCCCGGAAAATGGGGTTTAAAGTCGGGCTAATGAAAGGAATATATGTTTTTCACAGTTACCGCATGTGGAGTAACCATCCGAAAACAGAATGTAAACACTTAATAATTTAAAACCATGGATCAAAAATTACTAGACGGCATTATGTCAGAATTTGACAAACTATCTCACAACGAGCAGGTAGATTTATTTCTTGAAATCAGGGGACAACTATTAAAAATGCGCGATGCGCGTATGAATACCTACAGAGAAAATGCAAACATAGCGCAGGATAATATAGAAACTCTTGCAAAAGGTAGTGCAGCTATCTCAAATCCTGCAGATCAAAAAGTAGCCGGTTAATCTTCCTTCAAACTCTCAAAATAACTCTTAGGCGCAGCAGGTGGTTGGGTCGGTCCGGATGATACCTGAACGTGTGCACTACCCTGCTGCACCTTTCCATCCAGGATATCTTTCATCGGCGTGATGGTGATCGGTACCCATATCTGGTCCATCCCCGGCTCACTGGATCTCCCCCAACGCTTGACCTCGCGCTTCTCGTTCGGCGTCAAATCCCAGGACTTATCGAGCCACTCTGCCACCGTTTTCATATCATCATTTAACTCCGGCAATCCCATGAAATCTTTCTCAACGATATAGGTATTTTGGCTAGTATTATACGGCCTGCAAAGGAAAGCGGTCATCGCCTTGGAAAATTTTCTACATATCGGTGCAATAGCATTATATGCCAGCTGCCGGTTAGCAACAGGCAAATTATTATACGTAGCAGTGTCCTGAGACCGAAACTGCAAAGGTACGTGGTATCCACGGTAAATATCATCCGCCTTGGCATCTGATAATTCAATGAGCTTCAGATCAGCGATCGGCAGACCGATCTGGGTCCATTTCAGCGGGATAGCGACCGGCACGATCCGATCCATCTTATCCGTCGAATTATAAGCTTCTTTTAACGATTCCTGGGTTTGATCGCGCTGTTCATCCCCCCACACATCTTCTTTATTCTCCGGGTTGAGTAATCCTACTGAGCCACCGTTCTTTACTTGTTTATCCGCTTCCTTATCTGCATTACGCAGGATGTCAAGCGAATAAAGATAAGCCCGGAGCGGAGAAATACCGAAACGCTGAGTCCCTGCAGGGTCATACCTTGGGTTCAGCGTCTTAACATGCTTGATCTGCGCGGCCGGGAACTTCTGGTTCTGCAAATAATTGGTCATCTGGTAAGAGATGATCGGATCCATAAAAGACTGGCCGGCGGTGATCGTCATATCAGAAGGGACGCCCCATAATTCTGACCAACGACCGTTAGCACGGTCCTGGTCATTACCTGCATTCCCATAAATGTAGGAATTACCTCTTAGGAGAAGGAGCGCTGCCTGCAATTCCCAAAAGTCATCGCCTTCCGTTTCTGAGTTCGGGTTTTCCAGCAGCTTTTCTATTGCAGGGACGGATACTTCTTCCAGGGCTTTGGCCTTGGCTAAGAGCGCCGGGCCTAAAGTGTCGGCATTTTCACTGAGCTGAAGATACTTTTTATACTCCTTTACGTTCTTGACCTTGTAAATGATCCATGGACACGCAACGAATTTCTTGACGATCAGGTCAACGCATTCATACACCGCGCCTACCTGTTCGAAACCTTTTACAATGTAGTCATACTGGTTGGAATTGATGGTTACCTGTACATTGTTGAGTACCTGGTTGAGGTTTCGGTTGGACTGGTTAACTGTGATTCCCGACACTTGTTCGGTAACTCTTTTACTAATAGCCTTTCCAAACAGTATGTCTATTAAACTCATGAAAACAAATATAAAAATTAGTTTCGCATATAGATGAAAAAATTTTTCCGGGAAATTTTAGCAATCTGTCAAATATCCGTTTCGTAAAAATCCATGATATGAACCTATTGCTATACTTCCGGCACCTGCTGAGCAAGTATTTCCGACCTTATCAACGGTAAAATCAGGTGCTTCTCCGTGTCTACACCAACACCTATGTTCTTTATCGTCCGGTTTAGTACAATTAGACGCCTGACTATCAATATGCCACCAATTATTACCAGGACAAACGCATACATAGCTTTTTCCGTCCGGTCCGGTTTGAAAACCCTGATCAGTTATATCTATAATTGCACCGGTACCAAAATAATGAGAAGTTCCTGTTTCGCCAGTATCAACCCGTCTGTAAACAGGTCTACTTATACCATCTTTAAAAGGTGTATATTCTCCTGTTTTCTCTATTAAAAAGCACTTAATATCCATAATTATAAAGAAAAACCACCGAAATCCTTATGTTCCGGCGGTTTTTACATGAAAAAGTAGCCTGCCTCTGTAAATATAATAAAAATAAGTTCCATAATAGGCGGTTTTTGCTCAGATATTTTTCCAGATAGGGTCTGCGCCAGGCAAAATTACAAAGTTGTCCTTTTTGTTTTAATGGCTTTTTGAGATATTACTTCTTTGACAATCAGCGAATTATGTTAATAAAATGTTGATAACTTTCGCAACAAAACACTTGACAAGTACGTAAAATGTCGTATCTTTATATAACAAAACAAACAAGATCATGAAAAAAGTAAACATCTTAATCGCAGTCATTACAGTAATGGCAGTTATCACATTCGTTGCAATCGTTATGCCTTCATTAGCACATAACATAATGAATGATCTGATAGCAAGGCGTTAAACTGATTAAGGCGTGAAAACCGTGCGTTACCGGCCTTTATAGGCTGGTAGGTTCAGTAAAACTTAAAAACATGAAAACGATACAATTATTCAAGGACGGTAAGCAAATGATTGCTACAGATGGTATTATGAAGGTAGACGGGCGGTTTAATGCTGCATCCATTTATCGCGAAGTACGGGCACGTAATAACAGATTTGCAACTCATTTTCCACATAAAGTTGCTGATCAATATGCCATATATCGCAACGGTTTAAACAGTTCATTAGGTAAACTTAATAATATTTAAAAACATGAAAACTAAAAAAATCTATTACGTTATTGTTGGCAATGTTGGCACAATGGATTATACTTCTAAGAAGTTGGCAATTGATTGCTTTAAAACATATCGTACACTCAGTATGCAAGGCATTACAAGTGCTGCGGGTGAAAGTGTTACGCTTTTCGAGGGTGATAATATAATCGATGAGTATATAGGCACCTTAGATTTAAACGAAGCATAACATGGAAACTCAATACTTAACCCATTATTGCTACGGTATCAGATACCATTATAGCATGTTTGTACACAATAAAATGGTTTTTTACTCAATCCTTAATTAACATGACAAAGCACTCAATCAATATACTCAAAGTTGCTAAACAGTTTAGCATAGTACTTAATCAATGGATACCTGAAAAGTTGTACGAAGTTAATCTTCGCAACAAAGAGCAAAGTTATATTGAGCATAACTGTTGCGCAACACACGATTTTTGTGATCCTAATCAAGCAATAATAGACGCGTTTTCAGTTGTTTTTGGTCGGGAACCGTCTGTAAAGAACCAAAAAGATAATATGATTATCAATAATGCGTGGCTTATAGCTAAAACCGCCGGATTTAAAGTTGATTATCCTTTATACTCAAACTTATGAGAAATTTACCTGAAGTTGGTATGAAACTACCAAAACAATACTTTGCTCTTTGGAAGGACCCAAAGGGTAAATGGCACCAATTTGATAGTAACAATATGGAAGTTGCTAACAAAAAAGCTGCCTTAAATGACGGTGAACTTTATATAGATACCCGGTACAAAGCAAAATTGCGCTTGTACCGATACTTGGTCCGCAAACAATTATATGCAAACGATTATGTTAAACATTAAATCAGACTTGTTAAATAAGTCCGCAATAGCAAAAAAATTAGGTTTAAAACCTAAAAACTACTATGATAAGTTAAACAGTCGCGGCAAAGCTAAACCGTTTACGGCCGACGAATTAATGAACATTGAAAACATTATTAAAAACGATTTAAAACTATGAACAACTACGATAAATACATTGTCGCATTTAGCGGTGGTAAAGATAGCATTGCGTGTTTCTTAAACCTTTTAGAAATTGGCATACCAATTGAAAAAATAGAGCTCTGGCACCATGATATTGATGGTAAAGGAGTGACTTTTATGGATTGGGAGTGTACACCGGCCTATTGTAAAGCTTTTGCAGATCATTTTAAAGTGCCTATTTACTTTTCCTGGAAAGAAGGCGGTTTTAAACGTGAAATGCTTCGTAAAGAACAATACACCGCGCCGGTTAGTTTTGAAAATGAAAATCACGAAATTATTACCGTCGGCGGTAGCCGCGGAAAACTTTCTACCAGATTAAAATTTCCACAAGTAAGCCCAGATTTATCCGTTCGTTGGTGTTCAGCTTATTTGAAAATAGATGTTTGTGCAATCGCTATACGTAACCAGTCAAGATTTGACAATATACGTACGTGCGTACTATCTGGCGAGCGCGCTGAAGAAAGTGCTGCCAGAGCAAAATATGAAGTTTTAGAGGATGATAGATCAGCATCTAAAACCAGACTGGTGCACCGCTGGCGACCTATAAAACTATGGAAAGAAACAGATATTTGGGGTATCGCTGAACGTTGGAACATTCGTATGCATCCAGCGTATTATATGGGCTGGTCCAGACTATCATGTAAATCTTGTATTTTTGGAAACGCCGATCAGTTTGCCAGTGCAAACGCTATAAGTCCTGCTCAAATCAATGAAATTATATTTTTTGAAGGCGAATTTGGTACAACTATCAAGCGAAATATCAGCATTAAAGATTTACTTTTGCTCGGTACTCCTTATAAAAACATAACCGCCGAATTAGCTAAATTAGCCACATCTTACACCTACGATTTAAGTATAATAATGTTACCAGATGAAAAATGGGTATTGCCTACCGGCGCATATGGTGAAAGTTGCGGGCCGTCTTAATCATTCAACAAACTAACCGGTTGATCCCTTTCAATCGGCGGTTTTTTCTTCCAACCAACAGCGAATTTACGTTCCGGGCGTCCGAAATGACGCTGTATAGCCTGGGCAATCGTATCCGCTAAATCCTGTTTGGCACCGTTCGGGAATTTTAAAATACCCTGGTCTTCATCATGGTATATAAATGGCAAAATAGATGCCCGGACATATACCATACCCGCCGCCGCTTTCGGTGTAGCATCACGTGCACGGGCTATTTTATCCCCGTTTACCTGTACTTCAATAGCTGCAATACCGGCGGTTGTTAGTGTTTGTTTAGCACTTTTACCACTGGCTTTTGCTTCGATAAAATGCGGATCCGGAAATAATTTCATCGTATCGATCAGCGCCGGGAACTCTTTATGAAAACAGGCAACCCGGTCGATATACATTTTTGACTGAAATTTACCGGAAACCACCGCCGCACTACCGGCATTTGTTACCTTCTCAGTATAGGCGGTATCCCAGTCCGTGCCATATCCTTCCATATCTTCCGGTCGTGGCATATTTTTATCCGGTACGGGCACGAACCATTCCTGCCAAACGCCGCCGCCTTCAGGCGAAGGATTTTGTCCCATTTGACCGGCAAAACCGTAAGGACCTAGCTCAATGGCCGCCTCTTCTAATATCTCTTTACTAAGCCGGTCAATATCTAGCAGTCCGTCTATATATCGTTCTGACAGTTCAGGCGGGTAAACTTTTGGGGATAACCTGGCCGGTAAGCAAATATGTTTGATTTTACGGCCTTCCTGGTCCCGCTGTCGGAGCCAAACACCTGAAGGGTCCAGTGCGTGCAGCCGTTGCATTACCATGATCGTTAATGTCACCGCTTTGTCAACTTTTCTAGTGCTTAAAGTCGTGTTGACAAACGCCGCCGCCGCCGGTAAGTCGCTCTCTGATAATGATTGTTTAGTGTTCAATGGGTCATCCACTACTATAATATGCGCGTGAATACCCATGATTGTACCCCCTACGGACGTCGCGTAGCGTTCACCGTTTTGGGTATTTTTATAGTTATTCTTATTGTTAAAATCAGCCCGTATCTCTATCTCAGGGAAGTATTGCCGGTATTTATCACTTTGAATAATGTCACGGGACTTTACCGCGTGATCCTGGCTCAGATCGCCTGAATAAGAGGCTGTAATGATACGTAGTGTCGGATCAACAACCCATGCCCAGGCAGGCATCATAACAGTGATAATAGTAGATTTGGTGCTACCTGGTGGAATATTAACCAGCAAATCGTGTAATTTCTTTTCACGTGGCTTCGCCGGCATCGTAAAACGGACTCCTTCAAATACCGCCGGGCGTTCTTTAAGCCTGCAAACCCGTAGAACGTCTGCCTGTATTTCATTACATAAATATTCAATGTGCCAGTTCCAAACTGGATCTTCCGGGATAATGACGTCCCAAAACTCCTGAACAAATTCGTATAACGAACGACGGCAAAGCTCAGCTACCGCCCTGGATGCGTTTATTTTCTCTTGCAATTTTAATCTCTTTTAAGGCCTCATCGGAGACTTCGGTATAGTCAATATAGTCTGAAGCATTTTGATTGATCTGGTGGACTTGCTGACGTTCTGCAAGGCCTGTTTCACGTGCTATGAGGTTCTCTTTGAGGAATCCTGCAGCGGCGGCGGTGAATTTCTGCATGTATATTGTATCGTAGATGTTGGAAATGATTCGACAAAAATCTTGACTTTCTTTATCGTCACGACCGCCACAAGATTCCCTAAACCGATGCATAAAATCTTCGTTCACATGTAAAAACATACATAACCCTTTGAGTGTGAATGCCCTGACTTTTGGAATTTCAACCAGCGTCGCGTCTTTACCACGATAATCAATCTCAATTAAAGGATTTTCTTCACACCAGGTAAAATAACGAACCGCCTCTTTCCAAAGCATATCTGCATCAGAAAATATCTTATCTCTGCCGTGTTTTGACCGTTGTTCCCAAAATCTATTTCCCGCCGGTGCTGCCATAATTTATTTTTATTGTAAATATATCAATAATACTATCAAAAGTTCAAATAAACATCTAAATCATTGTAAATCAACATTGTAACCTTTGTAACCTTTCTGTAACCACTTTGTAACCACCTGTAGGCCCTGAGTATCAACGTTGTAACCGTTGTAACCACTAAACCTCTATACTACTATATAGGATTTTATTATTTTTTAATTTTTCTATTTATAACAACATACTTTTTTATTGTATTTTAATAAATTCTATACGCGATAATAGAAAAAAAGTGGTTACAACGGTTACATATACTGATTATCAGCATTTTAAATGGTTACAAAGTGGTTACAAAGTGGTTACAACAGGTTACAAAAAATCTCTTGCTTTATTGAAAAATTAATATCATATTTGAAAGCAAAACAACAACCCATGAGTACCGTAACCGAAAAATTACAGTTAAAACCAGCCATATTAGTAGAAATAACCGGTAATAATCGCATTCAGAACCGCCTGCAATTAGCATTCGACAAGTCTTATTTTTCAATAAGACGCTGGATCTTGTGTAACCACCCGATGCTTACAACAATCACTTCTTTGAATATAATTTCCGAAGAAACCGGTAAAACTATTGACGACTTATTAGATAACTAATGGTTGAACTTTCCGCAGTTTGGGAACAGGTAAAGTACCTGCTTTCCGAAAATATTAGTCTCATACCTGTCCGCGACAAACCGGAAACTGATAAAAATGGTCGGAAATATGAGGCTAAATCTGCCTACCCATGGGCTGCTCAGCAAAAGAAAAAATATACCGAAGCTCAGCTTTGGAAACAAATGGAATACCGGGATACAACCGCCATTGCGATTGTTTGCGGAGAAGTTTCGGGTAATCTGGAAATAATAGATATCGACGTTAAATATAAACCAGGTATTGACGCCCTCCTGTTTAAAAGTATCCAAAGCCTGTATCCCAATCTTTACGATAAACTACGGATACATAAAAGTCCGTCTGGCGGTTATCACATACTTTATAAGATACACAACCACGAAGTGCCGGGAAGTACCAAACTTGCCGGGCGAAAAACAACTAATGAAGAACAGGAAGCCAGAATTGCAGCAGGTCACAAGAAATCAAACAAAGAAGCAAATTTTATAGAAACCAGAGGTGAAGCAGGCTATGCTTTGGCTCCCCCTTCAATGGGGTATAGTATCCATAAAGACAATCCAATACCCACATTTACATGGGATGAGCGAAATTCTTTGATCACTTTGTGCAAAAGTTATACGGAGATCATAAAAGTAATACCACCGGCTAAACCACCACGCAGCCAGGAGGACCAATATGATACCAACCCGTTTGAGGATTATAACTGCCGGATTGATCCCTACGAATTACTAACTGAATATGGATGGTCTGAGGTTCGGGAGGACCATCAATTCATATGGTTCACACGGCCCGGTAAAGATGTAGGAGTTTCCGCCAGCTGGAACAAGGAAAAAGAAATATTTTATGTGTTTACCTCATCAACCGAATTTGAGCCTGAGAAAGGCTATCACCCGGCCACGATCCTTGCACTATTGAAATTTGACGGGGATAAAAAGAAAACGTATAAATACCTCACTGACAACGGCTATGGTATATTTAAACCGTTTTATGAAGAAAAAAAGATCAAACGAGAAGTGATCAACAAAGGCGAAATGCCGGCCAATATATCTGACGAGGGAAAACAGAGATTTGAAACCTTAAAAACAGAATATGAAAAAAACCTGCCTCACGGTAGGTTCTGGTCCTACAACAAAGACCGCTTCGATATCAGCCGGGAAGAACTATACCATGTAGCACATGAGCTTGGTTACCGCCTTTATAATCGTACACAGATCACCCGGATAGAAAGTAACCTGATACATAAGCACACCGACAAAGAGTTTTACAATGGTCTTAAAACATATATCTGGGATACTGACAAAAAAATCTATACACAAATCTGTAATGCATTCGAGGCATTCATTCAGAAATCAGGCACTTTTACGATAAGCAGACTAAAAGATATTGACAAAAAAGAGATCCTGCAGGACGACCAAAACACTGCCTATAAGTATTTCTCAAATGGCATCTTAAAGATAACCGAAAAACGTACCGAATTGCTGCCATACACCGCTGTCACAGGCTTATTATGGTCACACAAGATATATGACCGCCCCTGGACAGAAAAACGTGTTAAAAGCGTTTATTTGACATTCCTTGAAAATGCCGTCGGCATCACCCCCTATCTGAAACGAATAATTGGTTACCTGGCCCACGATCATAAATCTGAGTCCGCCGGTTACCTGATCGTTCTGACTGAAAAGACGGTTGACCCGAAAGACGGCGGCGGATCCGGTAAGAACATTTTTGGTAACATTCTGTCTGGCACCATATCCGTAAAAACGGTGCCTGGTTCATCTATAAAGTTTGATGATAAGTTCCTTGCGGCGTGGAACTATGAGAGGCTTTATTTTCTGGCGGACATACCGAAAAAAATTGACTGGCTTTTTTTGAAAGAGATGGTAACGGGCACCGGCTATGTCAATAAGAAATACGTTGCAGAGTTTGATGTGCCTGCCGAGGAAATGCCGAAACTACTATTGAACACTAATTATTCGTATGATGACGTGGATGGCGGGCTGAAGCGCCGGATCCGGCAGGTGGAGTTCACTGACTTCTACACAACCCGTGGCGGAGTAGATACGGTTCATGGGAAAATGTTTCCCACTGACTTTACTGAAGATGACTGGACCGGCTACGATCAGTTCATAGTAGAAAGCCTGCAGGAGCTTTTCAAGGCAAAAGGCAAGATTGAGCAGGTAGCCCTATCAGATGAAGGCTGGACGAAAAAGTTCAACATGAAGCACCATGAAAGTATGTACGAGTTCATCACCGACCATATTGAGGAATGGTGTAAAGAAGGTTTTGCATCGAACGGCTGGATAGTAGAGCAGTACAATGAGTTTTGCCGGGTAAATACCGTAAATCCCCGGTATAAAAAAGAGCTGGCCTCGATCACTACGGCCATAAAAGAGTTTTGCCTGCATCACGGGATCAGTTATGAGAACAACCATGCAGGCCGCTCCGACTGGAATAACGGTGAGGTAGGAAAAGGAAAAAAATTCGGACCATATACATTAGACATATTATGAAAAGTAAAGAAGAGTTGGCAGAAAAATTTTTAGAAGCAATGCTTCACAACTACAATGGGAAAGATCACCCTGAAGTTTTAGCTTTTGTGGCGTTTGACATTGCGGAGGCTTTTATTGAGCAAGCCGATATTCGAAGAACACCGCGTAAGCCACCAACTATATCAGAGGATAAATTATTTTTAATAAAAAACTTGTAAATATTAAAAATAAGTTTTATATTTGTTATGTATTAGTAATGTATCTGATATTAAAAGCTTGACGGCAATGAAAACAGAACAACTCCAACCAATTTATATGACTGTTAAGGTTAATGGTCAATCTTGGGACAAAACACCACAAACTTATTTAGGCTTAATCAAATGGTCGGATGCTGTAAAAATAGCCAAGCAGCAAAATAATGAAGTTAGATTGTGTATTGGCGCGGGATACGGCAATAATGGTAGCTATTTCAGTAAGGTAATCTTATAAATCCAGTTAATGAAAATGCATCATAGATTAAAAATATTTGAATGCCGTTGGATTATATTTTGGTCAAAGGTATTCGGTGCTGAACCATATCAATATCAATGGTGGGAAAGAAGATTAAACCTGTTATTATCAGGTGAAATAGATTAACCCGTTTAAGCCCGTCAAGCACGGGTTAAACATCAGCGCAACACTCACAAGGCTTGCGCTTTTGGTGGCAAAAATAACACAAAAAGCAGGAGGTACAATGATTAATGGCTCATAGAAGTGGTTAAGGTAACCATACAGCCCGACACCTAACAAGGTTCGGGGCTTATGGTGGTAAAAAACTTAAAAACATGAAAACACAAATTTTTAAATCCTTAACAGATTTCTACAATAGGGAAGATAAAGCCTTAAACGGTGTTTCTCAATCCTTCGCTGACGAAAACCCGGAATATGAGGCTCGGAACTTAGATAATGAGGCTTGTTGGAATTGTAGCGGTTGTAGCGATTGTAGCGATTGTAGCGGTTGTAGCGGTTGTAGCGGTTGTAGCGGTTGTAGCGGTTGTAGCGGTTGTCGCGGTTGTCGCGGTTGTAGCGATTGTAGCGATTTACAATGGAAAGATAACCAAACTGATACAAAAGAAACAATTGCTAATGAATTGGAAACAGAGCAGTTCGCAACATTCGCGGGGCTTAAAATACCCATCATTAAAAATATTCATCGGGCAATTCTTGATGCTGTTACCCCACCAGATCATAAATTAAACATGAGTACCTGGCATACTTGTGGAACTACTCATTGCAGAGCAGGATGGGCAGTTCACTTAGCAGGTGAAGAAGGATATAAACTGGAAAATTTAGCAGGAACTTGTTTTGCTGCAATGATGATCTTTAAATATTCATCACCGGATATCAGAGTTAGCCCCGTCAGGTTCTTTGAAGCTAATGAAATCGCCTATATAGAGATATTAAAAAATGTGCTGAGTTAGAAAGTAAAAAATGAGAGTATTTTTAATAGCTATTGCAGTGATCATCTTAACTCCGGTTATGATTGCAGGACTGATGATAGCCAGTGTATTTTTCGTAGGTTGTGATGACCGAGGAACAAATCTGGCCGTTATTTGAAGCAAAGGATATATTATGAACGAAGAATATCAAAGATACCAGAAAGGAACCGACACTTGGGTTGATATTTATAACTGCCCGATTAAGCTTTTCCGAAGAAAATATCCGAGATGTAAAACTCGGAAAACTTTATTGATACCAGTAAATGAGCACATGTTCAATAAATTTTTAAAAGTAATATGAAAACATCGACTCAAAAGACAGTTACCCCGAAAGGCTATACTGGCAGGAACTACAATGAGTGGATGGCTTATGTCAACCAGCAGGTCAATAAATTAACCGGTACTAAAGTGATGGAAAGATTGACTCGATGATCATTTTCCAGGAACATACCCAAACAGGTTATGCCATGCGTACCTGGGATAACGCCCGGCTCAGTGATTTGACAGTAGCAATAGCTAATGACTTCTCCACTTCAGGTGAACTACTTACGCGAAAAGCTGCATACGGCAAGTACCTGGGTATCGAGTTTGACCTGTTGCTTACTGATATTAACAAAGCAGCGTCAACCATTTTAAAGGAGATGGAAAAGCGAAAAGTACGGGTTTTAAATATTGCAGGTAACGGGATTTACATCTTAAAACATCTTTGTGACCAGGCGTTTGTTGATGATCGTTTATTGCTGCTTTTTACGATAACCGTTCTGAACTACGGAAATGATTTTGATATTCGCACAGGGGGTCAAACAGGAATTGATGAAGCTACTCTTAAAGCAGGAGATTTTCTAAACATGCCGACAACTTGTCTCGCGCCGAAGAACTGGATGTTCAGAAATGAGCAAGGACAGGATATCTGTTCTGATAGTTTGTTTTTGAAACGTTTTGGAGAGAAATATGATGTAACTGATATATTATGAAAAATAGAGACGGTTCAGAGCCTAATGACCACTGGGCAACTCCGAAATGGTTATATGATCAATTAAACGAAGAATTTAAATTTGATTTCGACCCGTGTCCTTTACATGCTAATTTTGACGGTTTAACCATTGAATGGGGAAGATCTAATTTTATAAACCCTCCTTATAACAGGGTAGACAAGCCAAAATTTATTCAGAAAGCCTTTGAAGAATGTTTAAAAGGAAAGGTGTGTGTGATGTTAATCCCTGTTTCTACAAGTACAAAACAGTTTCACGAAGTAATTTTACCAAACGCCGAAATAAGATTTTTAAAAGGCAGAGTCGCTTTTTCAGGGTATAACGACAAAGGAGTATACACTGATAAGAATAAAGGAAAGCACGATAGTATGATTGTTATTTTTAATAACATACTATAATGGCTGAAAAACAAATTGAGCAGCGGTTCAGGCTGGCGGTCAAGTCTAGTGGCGGTCTTTCACTTAAACTGACAACGCCCGGATTTACTGGAATCCCCGACAGACTTAATTTACTGCCCGGAGGACGATTATTCTTTGCGGAGTTCAAATACGGTAAGGGAAAGCTCAGCGTTCGCCAGGAAGCGGTTATTCGTGTGCTGAGAGGGCTTGGTTTTGAGGTTTGGATTATTAATCAAGATAATATAGATGAATATATTGAGAAATTATGATAAAAGTAGGAACATTCTGCACAGGAATCGGTTCACCTGAATTTGCACTAGAAGAAACTGAGCATGAATTAACTTTTGCCTGTGAGATAGATAAGTTCGCAAGAGCCTCATTTTTATCCAGGTTTAAACCTAAATTGATGTTTCAGGATATGACAAAAATTGACTGGAATAATCCTGCTTTATCAACTAATATAGTGATAGCGGGCTTACCTTGTCAGGCGTTCAGTATAGCAGGCAAAAGATTAGGTGAGCAGGATAAACGTGGTATTTTAATATACGATTTTTATAGATATTTAAAAGTGCATCAGCCGGAAATCTTTATACTAGAAAATGTAAAAGGGCTTAAAAGCATTAATAAAGGTGAAATATTTTTAAACTGGCAACGGATACTTGGCAGGTCGGTTAATGGAAAAGTTATTGATGATCCACATCCTGAGACTTTAGGGTACAATCTGCACTGGAAAGTATTGAACACAAAAAATTTTGATCTGCCACAAAACAGAGAGAGAATATTTATTGTCGGGGTTCGTTCTGATATTCCTAATATTTATGAATTTCCGGAAAATCGTATCCTTAAATTAAGGCTAAGAGATATGTTAGAAGAAAACGTACATGAGAAGTATTATCTAAGTGAACAGTTGATTTCAAGTTTTTTAAAACACGCTGACAGGCATAATGAAAAAGGAACAGGTTTTGCATGTAAGCCAAAAACCGAAGATGATATTGCAAATTGTATCCGGGCAAATGCAGCTTTATGCCCAACGGATAATATTTTAATTGAAAAATTAATTCCTTTTGGTAATTCTCAGGACCAGAAATTATCGCCTCTTGACGGGATAGCACAAACTTTATCTGTAGGCCATTTTAACCAGCCTAAAATATTGGTAAAAACCGCTACAAAACAAGGTTATGAGGCAGCAGCAGGCGATAGCATTAATTTCTCGCAACCAAATTCAGAAACACGAAGGGGGCGTGTAGGCCATCAAATTGCTAATACTTTAGATACCGCCTGTAATCAGGCAATTGTTTTAGAGGTTGTTGCTAACACTGACTCGGTTAATGAAATGCGTGGTCGTGTTTACGGAGATCATGGTTTATCCCCTACAATTACCGCAAAGCAAGGAGGCGGCCACGAACCATTAATTGCAGTCAAACAACTCAACCCATCAAAAGAATCAGGAGGTCAACAGTCCTATAAACAAAATAGAGTTTTTGATGGAGATCAGTTATCCCCGGCTTTAGATACTGAATGTGGACGTCCTTCATATACTGTTAAAAATCGCATCCGTCGATTAACTCCTTTAGAGTGCTGGCGTTTACAAGGTTTTTCAGATGAATATTTTTACCAGGCGAAGCATGAATCTAAAGTTGAAGGCAAGAAAAATAGGGGTATGAGTAACACTCAGCTTTACAAACAGGCAGGTAACTCAATCAGCAATACAGTGGTTAAAGCAGTGTTACAACCTGCAATAATGTTAATTGAAAGCCTGGATATATTATGAGCATCAATACCTGTATACCGGATACCATCGTTCATTTGTTTGAACCTTTATTGTGGGAGGATATTCTTTGATCTACAAACCTCATCATTATCAAGATAATGGTACAAAGCACCTTTTAGATAATACCCATGCTGCCCTCTTTGCCCAGATGGGGCTCGGGAAGTCGATTATGACGTTAACCGCCTTAGAGTGGCTTTTAGGTACTTTAGCAATTGACAAACCATTGATTATTGGTCCAAAACGTGTTGTATCGCATACCTGGCCTTCGGAAATCCGGAAATGGTCACATACACAGCACCTTAAAATATCCGTGATCCAGGGGACTGAAAAGCAGCGATTACAAGCGCTGTATACGAAAGCCGATATCTATGCTGTCAGTAGAGATAATATTGCCAAGCTGGTGCATTTTATAGGTAAAAACAAGGGTAAATGGCCGTTTGATACTTTAGTGATCGATGAATCAAGTAATTTTAAGAACTCATCGACGCAAAGATACAAAGCTGTCAAACGGATACTGCCTTACTGCAGGCGCGTGATCTTACTAACTGGTACCCCATCACCGAACTCTTTATTAGGTTTATGGGCACAAATATTTTTATTGGATGCCGGTAAAAGGTTAGGCCACACATTCGGGGGGTTTAAAGAAAATTACTTTATACCAGGCTCTCGGCAGGGGCCCATTATTTTCAATTGGATACCGAAGAAAATCGCAGAGCAGCAAATCTATGATCAAATATCTGATTTGTGCTTGAGTATGCAATCCGCTGATTACCTTGAACTGCCGCCGCGAATTGATATTTATGAAGAAGTGGAGTTAAAGTCCTATGAACGATATAAGGAGTTCAAAGATACCGAAGTGCTTCAGCTTAGTAATGACTTCAACCTTACACCGGTTAACTCTGCGGCGATGTATTCTAAATTATTGCAGTACTGTAACGGCGCTGTTTATCGCGGGGACGGATCTTATGAAGTGGTCGATGATTCGAAACTGGAAGCATTGGCCGAAGATGTAGAGTCACTGGATGGTGATCCTGTATTTATTGCATATATGTTCCAGAGTGACTTTGAGCGTATGCAGAAAGCAATTCCTGGAATTAGAAAAGTAAGTACTGATGCTGAAATTGATGAGTGGAATGCGGGTAAAATACCGGTAGCATGTGCACAGATACAATCTTTGGCTTACGGTATCAATCTGCAGGAAGGGGGAAATCATTTATATATGTTCGGGCTATCATGGGACCTGGAAGTCGTGCTTCAGATGCTTGCGAGGATCGACAGGCAGGGAAAAACCAAACCGACTATCGTAAAATACTTCGTGGCTAAGAACAGCATTGAACAGGTAGTGATCGAACGATTAGCCGGGAAACTGGACACGCAGGAAAAATTAATGAACGCTTTAAAACGATATTTATGATCAATCAAATTTACAATGAATGTTGTGTTGATACCATGGCGCGGATGCCTGATAATTTTATTGATCTTACGGTTACTTCACCGCCTTATGATGCGCTTCGCGTATATAAAGGCTATTCATTTGATTTTGAAGGAACAGCATTAAGTTTACATAGAATAACTAAAAAAGGCGGAGTAGTTGTATGGGTTGTTAATGATTCTACTATAAAAGGTAGTGAATCTGGAACTTCTTTTAAACAAGCTTTGTTTTTTAAAGAAATTGGCTTTAATATTCACGATACCATGATTTATAAAAAGGCTACCGCCCCGTTAAATCATAATCGATATGAGCAGGATTTTGAATATATGTTTATATTATCTAAAGGCAGGCCAAAAACATTCAATCCGATTAAAATACCTTGTAAATGGTATGGTCATGATAGTGATCGAACAGGTCAAAAAATGGGGTTACACGGAGAAAAAAGTAAGCGTGTGCGCAGCGGAAAAGATAGGACTAATATAAAACCAGGTAAAATTAAAGGTAATATCTGGGAATATAATACAGGTTTCAATCATACTACCGAGGATAAGTTTGCTTTTGGACACCCGGCTATGTTTCCTGAAAAATTAGCACAAGACCATATTTTAAGCTGGTCAAATGAAGGTGAGGTTGTGTATGACCCTTTTACCGGCGCCGGAACCACATTAAAAATGGCACTTATAAATAACCGCCAATTCATAGGTTCAGAAATATCTTCGGAATATTGTAAAATAGCCACACAGAGAATAGAAAAATTTAATCCTTATGATGTTATTTGATTATTTCATGTAGTAATCCCCTATGAAGCCATCTGCCCGTACTGGCCACCAGGAAGCCCAGTCAGGTAACTGCAGCATGATCTTTTTTACCTCCTCCAACGTAATACCCAGGCTTTTTAATACCTCAGCCACAAATTCATCGTGTACCGTAAGCACAACTGGATACCCGGCTTTTTCTACGTTTATAATAGAGTGCATCAGCAGATCGCGGCAAGCTGCCTGGACCAGATTTTCAAAGAATTTCGGCCCGTATGTCTCAATTACTTTCCAGATACCGTCCATACCCCAGAAACACACCGTCTCACGTTTACCGGGTTTCGGCTTTTCATAGGTTAGGCCAAATTCCTTCAGGTATTCATTAAAGCCGCTTGTATCATACGCAAGTCCGGCTTTTTTAAGGTACCATAAGTATTCTTCAAGAGTATCTTTCTGTACCTTGCCGATCTTTACAGCTATGAATTTTACAAACGGATTGTTTTCTTCGTCAAAATGAATTTTCGGTACAATCTTACTGTTTACGGTGTGAACGTCCGGCACTTTGGCGATATAAAACTTCTGTAAAAATGCTTTTTGATAAACAAGGCAGCGGCCTGATGGTAGTTTCATTAACAGGTTGCCGTTTTTCATACCGAAAGCCACGCCGTTTTTCACAGGTACCAATTGTCCTGTGTTGATAGCCAGCTTTGCGGCCGCGTCCATATCCCACCACATTTGTACGATAGCAGGATTAGCTTTTCGCCAGGTCTTGACAAGTCCCGGAATTTCTTCTACTGGTATACGTTTCTTCGGATCCTCAATGGTATCATTGTTCCGTTCCATAGCGGCTGAACCGCCGCCATACTGGAAAAGCAGCTCTGACACCTTCGATTTTTGCCGATCTTCTTTAGTAATTTGCTCAATGGGCTTATGAAACATCATAGCACTGGAAGCTTTATAGATATCACCGCCCTGTTTGAAAAAATCAATACGCCATTGTTCTCCTGCTAAACAAGCACTTGCCAGCGATTCAATCGATGAGAAATCCAATACAATAAACTCTTTACCAGGCGTCGCGATAAATGTTGGCCGCAGTAATTGGGACAGGATGTTTGATAAATTCGGAAAAACCATGTGCAGGCTTTCAGTATCCCGCAGCCGGACCAGTTCACGGGTATCATCCAGCAGTTTTGCAAAGTCCTCATCGATACGCGGGAAATTTTGCGGTTGTGGGCCTCTGCCGGCTTCTCTGCCAGTACGGTTTGCACCGTAGTATTGTATCGTGCCCCGGACACGTAAATCCTCACACGCGCCATATTTTAAAGCCAGGTACTTCGTAATGCTGGACTTTGACATAAGCTGTCTGATCTGAAGAATACGGCGTACCGCAGGATCTTCTTCATCGATCAGCATTTGCCGTACAGCAAGTTTATTTAAGGTAGTGACTTCTTCCTCCATTTCAGTCGATAGCCATTCTTTTAGTTGCTTAGGCGAATTGACATTGGATAGACCTGATAGCTCTGTAGCTTCTTCGATCAGTTCTTCCCGGAACTCTTTATTAATAATGATAGCCGAATCGATCAGCGACATATCTACCATTACCCCGCGTTCATTCTTACGTTCGTTCAGGCACCAGATATGATGCTCTACAGCAGGGATTTTATACCACTGGCAGGCTTTATCAACTTCCTGTTCAACTACAACATCCTGACCGTTGTACGATTTGAACTGCTCCCATTTCTCCGGATCATGTTCGGGCAGGTTACGGGCGCGCATACCGTTAGCGACAGTTGGTTTACAGGGAACGCAGAAATATCGGATAAGTGATTTACCAATCGGGTCCTTTTTCTCAATCAGGCCAAGGGCTTTGCTGGCGTCATCCAGGCTGAGGGGCAGTCCGCACATGGCAGCGCGGGCTTGAGTGCATTCCCACTGTTCAGGAGGTGAGTAAATACCCAGAGTGATGTTCAGGTAATTCCGTTCATATGGGGCATTGAAAGCTTTCTTTATATAATCCGGGTCAGTCAGTGCCGATAACAACCAGGTCGGTATCTTCTCTTTAGTAAGATCAAGTACTACAACAGGGGCATAATCTAATGAGTAAGCAAGCAGAATGATCTCACCGGAATCAGCACGTTTATATACACCGTACTTAATGTCAACCGGGCTGAAATCTTCAATATCAAGGGATAGGATGTATTTCATAGAATCGATTTACAGAAATTATCAAATTGGCTTTCGTGTATAAAAAGCTTCTCAGTAGATTCTTTTGCGGGTCTATTATACATACCATTTTGAGATAATGTCCCTTTAAGCTTTCCCTCCCAAATACTAATGAAATCATCCGGCGCCTGATATTCGGAAATGAAAATTTGATTCGTAAGACTTTTCTTCCGACAAAAATTCCAAAAATTAGTGTGGTCAAATTTAATCCGATATCCAGTTGTCCCTTTATATGGCGGGTCACAGTAGATAACAGAGTTTTCAGGAATTGGTACCTGATCGTAAGAGAGAGAGTAGAATTTTACGTTTTCTAATTTATGGATCTGATTGAGAACATTGTTCTTGGCTTCTAATTGATAATTTCTTTGAACACCGGTATCAGGAGTATGAATACCCGCAAAGCCAGAAAAAGGCTTACCTGAAAAGCTACAACAGAAACATGCAAACCCCACTAACTCATCGGGAAAAAAGTCCTGGTTTTCCCAAATTTCATAATATTGTTCCCGGTTTATATAATCCGGTGGGGACCAACCATTCTGAAGGGCTTTCCATAAAGCTATTAGTGGCTTGTTAACATCATTAGCAATACGTAAAGGATGATTTATTTTATCAATTAAATTACAACCGCCACAAAATAACTCTACATAATATTGCTCAGGCGTTAGAGTTTCAGTAATAATAGGAATGATATGTTTAGCGATTCTACGCTTTGAACCCATGTATTTCATTTGGCGAGATATATTAAGGTAAGAAACACTACCGCGCCTACAATTAGAATAATCAGTAGAATCCATTCATGTTTCGGGTTCGGTTCTTCAAGTTCCATCATAATATATCCCCCGCTTGTATCTCATCAATTTGCCGGTCAATCTCGGCTAATCCTGCCCTAAGCATGATCATCAATCCCCAGAAGTGCGCGTCATTCATAGCATCTAATGCTTTGATCTGTGCTTGGTAAATAAGCTTTTGTGATTTTAATTGCTCTATCATAAATCAAAGGTATAAAAATATTTTTTATTTTTCTTGCATATAATAAAAATAAATTATTACCTTTGAATCATGGCACAAAAACAAAAATCGAGATTTTCTGTCACGGTAACATGGCCGCTTCCGATGATCCAATTCGTGCAGGGAAAAGTTTATGATGAAAAGAAAATCAAAATTTCTCAACTGACCGAAATCGCCATGGAGCAATGGCTTAAAGAGAACGGCTATTGGAATGAATACCAGGCGACTTTGGCAGGAGATATATTATAAAGAAAATTGGCAGTGAAGGCGCACGATCTGCTAAGGAAGAAACAGGGAATAACCGCCGGACTGATAATCCGGAGACGAAGGGGATTGGCGTCCCATCCATTGACCAGCTGAAAGGCGTAAGTGACGGTGTAGGTGAGCAACCAGTTAAAAACTCAGGCATGAGGATTTTAACCCCTGTTTTGAAATTACATGGTGATTGTAGCTCAAATGGTAGAGAGTTCAAATCTCTCCTTTCACACGAAAGGTTTTTGATAGTTTTTCCAGGAATATGTCGGGTAGAAATGGTCGGCTCCCGCGATACGGCCCAAGAATAAAACTATCATTTTTGCTTAGAAACTTAAAAAGAAAACAATGATAAAAATTGAACTTGAATTTCCTACCGGTGCAGAAGCTCGGCAGGCTTTAGCCGACCTTTTAGGCTATTCTCAGGTAGCATTTAATTTTCCTGAAAAACCCATAAATGACGAAAAAATTGCCGAAAATTTTGAGGCTCCAAAAACGGAAGTTTCTGAGGTAGAAACACCCGTAAAAAAACGCAGGACAAAGGCTGAGATAGCTTTAGAAGCTGCTCAGCCAGCAATAGAGGGACAATTAGGTGAGACTGATATACAGCGCGAAGAACCTGCAAAAGAAGAACCAAAAGCTTCTGCGATCACCAAAGAAATGCTGCAGGAAAAAGCTGTCAATCTGATCCGTAACGGTAAAAAAGCCGAGGTTACTGAAACCATTAAAAAGTTTGGCGCTGACTCCATCTCACAGGCTGATAAGAACCCCGTGAAAACCGAGGATTACGCAGCATTGATGGATGCGTTCAACGCCATTGGATAAAAACTGGCTCTGACTTCGAATAGCGGTTAGTTCGTGGCACCGTAGCCGAGGGTTTTACGTAATGCTTAAGCGTCGGTTCGAATCCGGCAGTCAGACAAATTAAAAACTGTTAAACTGATTAAAATGTCAAAACACGCAATTTTATCCCCATCGGCAGCGAGCCGGTGGCTGACATGTACACCGTCTGCCAGACTGGAACAGGAGTTCCCAAATACTTCTTCCTCTTATGCTGATGAAGGCACCCTGGCACACGCTGTGGGTGAATGTATCCTGCGCCAGCTTGCAGGCATGATCACCTCAGCTGAGGCAGAAACGATCATGGCTGTTCATATGAACAACCAGTACTATAATAAAGAACTGCATGATTATGCCGAAGGGTATGCCTATTTCGTTTGGAACCAGTGCAAACCAGGCAAGACAGAATTGTTCATCGAAACGCGCCTGGATATGACCGAATGGATCGAGGATGGTTTCGGAACCGCTGATGCCATCATAATCGGCGACCGGGTACTGATCTTTGATGACCTGAAATACGGTAAAGGCGTTCCGGTTTCCGCGATGGACAATTCACAACTGATGATCTACTCATTAGGGGCCTATGAAATGTTCAAAGAGATTTTTGAGATTGATAAAATCCAGATGAACATATACCAGCCACGTATCGATAACATATCATCCTGGGAAATTTCTGTTGCTGAGCTTTTAGAATGGGCCGAGAAAGACCTGAAGCCAAAAGCGGCTTTAGCTTATGCCGGCGAAGGTGAATTTGCGCCAGGTAAAGCCTGCTTGTTCTGCAGGGCTAAGGCAACTTGCAGAGCTCTGCATGATTACAATATGGAGTTAGCTACGCTGGAATTTAAAAATCCCGACTTATTAACTGATGAAGAAATCGCAAAAGTGCTAAGCCGTTCAGATGATTTTACCAAGTGGATTGGATCAGTAGAGAGCTATGCATTGGCAACAGCTGTTTCCGGTGAAAAAACATGGCCGGGATATAAGATAGTAGAAGGACGTAGCAATCGCAAGTACAATAGTGAGGTTATTGTCGCGACTAAGCTTGAAATGGCTGGTTATACAGACATTTATAAGCCGAAAGCACTGCTTGGTATCACTGAGATGGAAAAGAAGATTACGAAGCCCATATTCGCGGAAATTGTTGAACCGCTTCTGATCAAGCCACCGGGTGCACCTACACTTGTAAAAGAGACCGACAAAAGACAACCGTTCAGCGTTGCTACAGGAGAGTTCAAAGTAATTGCAGACGAGGATATTTAATATGGAAACGACCTTACATGTTCTTTGTGGCATTATCATAGGGTTATTGATTGCAATTGTTGTAGGCGTTTTTGTTATATACAAAGAAATTAAGAAAAAATGAAAGTAAGTCTTAAAACTATAACACCTGATGCTGAGATCAACATAGTTGAGATCGCAAGGGTAAGCAGTTCTCGCCTGGATAAAAGCGAAAAGCCGGAAGGTCTGATCGGGTACCTGATCAAAAATAAACACTGGTCACCGTTTGAACATTCATTCCTGACCTTTGAGATTGTTACCTCCAAAGCAATAGGTATTCAGTTGCTCCGGCACCGGAGTTTTACCTTTCAGGAGTTTAGCCAGCGTTACGCTATTGTGGAAAATATCGAACAGTTTGAAATTAGGGAACAGGCGGCGCAAAACCGCCAATCAAGCACCGAAATATTCAATCCATGCGTTTCTGCAAATTACCGGGATGGGAAGTATGAAGGTCAACAGCTTTCGATTATACTTGATAAGTTTATCAATATAGGTCAGCAGCTTTATAAAGAAATGATAGCTTTAGGTGTTGCCAAAGAATGTGCCCGGATGATTCTGCCCATGGCTACTCAGACCACTATCTATATGACCGGATCAATCCGGTCATGGATCCACTTTCTGGATATACGTGATGATGGTCATGCGCAGAAGGAAGCTCAGGAAATTGCCCGTGAGATCAAGAATATTTTTATTGATCAATTACCAATCATTTCAGCCGCTAAAGAATATGTCAAAAGATAATATAAATCCTGATCACTATAAAGCTGGAAAGGTTGAGTGTATTGACGCTTTAGAAGCCGCTACAGTTAATAAAACAGGTATCGAGGCTGTATGCACTGCTAATGTTATCAAATATCTTTGGCGTTACGAAGCAAAAGCTAAACTGGAAGATGTGAAGAAAGCTCAATGGTATTTAAACAGGCTAATTAATCATTTAGAAAATGCAGTGTGAACTTTGTAACCAGGAAAATCCGGTAAGCTGTGATCATGGCAAGAACGGTTATTGTCTTTTATTCAACCAGCAGGCCGAAAAAGATAAAAGCATGTTTGGTCCGAAGAATATGAAAACATTGGCTGACTTGGAAATAGGTGAAACGTTCCGATATAAAAACTCTGATCCAGATGATTGGCATACTGTTTCAGGTAAAGATGAGGCGAAGATTTATTACTCAGGTGGAAATACTGAACAAAGTAATTTCAGAGTTGAAAACGTTGAGGTAATCGTAAAATGAAAAAATATCTTTTTTGTGATACCGAGACTACAGGTTTGCCGGTTACATATACTGCGCCATTTACTGACACAGATAATTATCCTCGTATCATAGAACTTGCCTGGGAATTATGTTGGGAGAACGGCGAAACCATTGAGAAAGCTTGTGACCTTATCTATCCCGATGGCTGGCGTTTTCCAACCGGTGACTTCTGGAAGGAACATGGCTTTACCGAGGATGAAAGTTTGCTGAATGGTATTGACCCGATCATTGCTTTTACACAATTTGCTATAGCAATGAATTGCGCAGATGTGATGATCTGTCATAACCTGAGTTATGACAAGCCGATTATCGAATGCGAACTTTTTCGCTATAAGATATACCCGAAAGCTGTTCGGAGACAATTAGTAGCAAATGGAATTAAAATAAAACATGGATTAAGGCCTGAAGGCGTTCCTTTACAAAAAGAATGCACCAAGCTTCTTAGCACACCGATATTGAAACTGCCAGGCTTTAAAGGTGAGTACAGCTGGCCAAAACTGGAAGTAGCTTATGAATATGCTTTCGGTGAGAAAATGTCCGGCGCTCATCATGCTTCAACAGACGTTGAGGCAACTAAAAAATTATACCTTTGGATTAAATCTTTAAGTGATATATTGTAAACAATTAAATTGAGTAAAATGAACACAGAGACAAAAGTGTCAACACCTGAGCTTGTACGGTTCAGCTATGTAAATTTGGTTGAGCCTAAATTGGCTCCCGGCGCGACTGAACCTAAGTATGGTATGAGCGTAATCATACCTAAGTCGGCAAAGAAAACAATTAAGGCAATTAAAGCTGCTATTGAAGCGGCAATTGAAGTAGGTACCGAAAAATTCGGTAAAAGCTTCAAAGCTAAAAAGCTTCCTCTACGGGACGGTGATGAGGAACGCGAAGATGCTGCATATGCGGATTCTTTCTTCCTGAATGCAAATGCTAAAAATCGTCCAGGTATGGTTGATCGCAAGGTACAGGCAATCCTTGATCCATCTGAGATCAAATCAGGCGATTGGGGAAACGTGAGCCTGAACTTCTATCCATTTAACGTCAACGGTAACAGCGGTGTAGCTGTGGGCTTAAATCACGTCCAGAAGGTAAAAGACGGCGAACCTCTTGGGTCGGTTACCAATGCTGCCGATGAGTTTGATGAAATCGAATTTGAAGACGATGATATCATGTAGAAAAATAATGCCGCTGCTTTTTGCAGTGGCATTTTTACTCCTTTGTAGCATTGGAGTAAATGCGCAGAATACAAGTTCTCATATCAAACATGCGGATGTAGTTAATATCGGAACTTCTAAAAATGACTCTACGTTATACACGCTATCTGAGCCAAATGTCATACTGATCACGGAGTTACTCAGTTATGCTGACGGAGTGGCTGGTAACAGTGATAAGATCACTACCCGCGATTACAATAGCTTTCATCTGCAGGTATTTAAAATTGATAGTATACTAAGGGTCCAGTATCTACAGAAACATCCACCAAAGAAAGATGCCAAAAAGTAGTTTCTTTCAGCGATTAGCCCAGGAAAAACAGCCACCTAATTATTCACAAAAAGAACTGATTTACTATTTAGAAGTATTACCTTTAAACAAAAAATCCAGTATCAATCATGAGCATCGAATCATTCTTATCCAACCTATTCAAAAAGATATGGGCGTGGATCACTGCAGCGGAAAAACAGCTTGTTCCGATTATTGACATTGCTGAAGGACTTTTAAACGCATTAAAAAAGTTTGATAATTCTATAGTCGGTCAGACCGTAGAGGGGATTGTTGAACAATTCGTTCCGGCTTCTACCGGTTTAATAAATGCATTTCATCTTCAACTGCCGATATGGCTTATTGACCTGGGATGGATTAAGAATGAAGCGGGAAAATCTCTTACTGAACAGTGGCAGGATGCGTTAAATTATCTTAACACAATTCAGGATCCAAAAGTAAAAGCGGTTCAATTAGCCGCATTAAAAGCTCTATTCCTGCATTTCTTTGGTACTAATTCAGGTGCTTTGGTGAATGGAAAAGAATTGACTATACAGCAAATGATCATACTTTCTCCACCTACGCATGATCCCGAAATTGTTTCTTAACTTAAAAGCCTCTGATAATTTCAGAGGCTTTTTTATTATGAAGTAATTTTTATTCCCCAGAAATCCTCTGCCTTTTGAAGTATCAGCAGAATAACTGCCATATATTCCAGGATTTGTTTTTTAGTATCCGCAGGTATTTCCGAAATACCGTTTGCTACTAAGCCGGCCACAATTGTAAAAAACATGATCATCTTAAAAATGGCCTTTACCTTGTCAGGTGTAGGTAGTGATAATGCTTCAAGACCGGTTACCGTTTTAGTATTTGATTCCGTAGTAGCTACCGGCTGCTGTGCTATTACAGGTTCATCTGTTTTTTGATCTGTCATTGTTTTAAAGTTTAAACTAATTCAGGTTCATAATAAGGGCGCCAGTGACTAACCAATTCAGGCTTAATCATACAACTATCTTCGTACGGGTTGTAGTAATCCTGATAGCCATTTTTAGACCTGAAGGCTGTTTGCCACCGCTGTAATGCTGTATTATACACCTCTATCTTTTGATCGTATTCTGGCTGTAACTCTTTAATATCAAAGCCATATTTAGCCTCATCAAGTTGTTTTCTTAACGCCTCCAAAGCAGATTTCAACTGCCCGTTAGAGATATAAATACTTTCATACTCTCTGGCAAAATCACTTACTTGTTTTGGATTTGTCATATATTAACAAAATTAGTACCGGCAATAAAATCACCTGAATTATGCAAAGTTAATAGTTGTCTCCAATTATATCCGAGTTTATTTTCCAGGTGCGGATAATCTTTAAAACTCCCGGCAAAATCGCCGCCCCATGTAAACCCATGTTTTTTAAAAATATTCACTACGATCATCCAGTTGTGATCAACTTCCCAACTATCTTTACCGTCGATCTGTAAATGAAAATCCAAAGCGAGTGAATAATTATGATAGGACTGTCCGGCCTTAGAGTTGCTTACTATTTCTCCCGGCGTAGTTCTTCCCTGCTGATATAGTTTATCGCTTTCCTCAAAGCTTCTGTACGTCTGATCAATCACAGGGTGCACATCTGCTGGTGTTGCTTTTACTGCTTCTGCATAAGCGTCTAATGCAGCCTGGCGAATTTTCGGATGAAGCAGGTTTAATTTTTCCAGTGAGTTCATATTCCTAAAGCTATACTAAGTGCATAGAAAAATATCAATGCACAAATAAACAAAAATATTAACAATCCTACTGCGTTTTTCATTGTAATTTAACTGGACCTGCACCGGTGACCACGATATCCCCTCCTAACGGGGGAGGCGGTGGAGGAGGTGGCGGTGGTCCGCTACATGCTGTTATCATTGGTGTAGGCGCTATAGACGTATTCGTAGCCCCTGCAATATTTGTTTGCGTGTTGGTTATCCAGTTAATCGGATCAGGCAGTGTAGGGCCTCCTACATGGCCTGAAGCGGTTGACGCTGCTACCGCACTTGCTTTATCTACCCAACGGTTGAAAACTGCAAACGAGTGCGCAGCAGTCTGACGCCAGTAGATCGTATTATAGCTCATCTCTACCGCGTAGGTAGTATCTCCTGAATAATTGCCATATTCGATACCCTCAAAAGATAATGCACCGTGTCCGTCACCATAGATATAGTTATGATCTGCTTTTATTGAATGGGATCCCTGTACCTGTATACCTACAGCCCCGGGGTTAACTAACCTATTTCCCCTGGCGACCTGGTAGCCACCACCTCCAACATCTCCAAGTACAATCCCTGCCGCACCGCCGGAATCATTATTAACCTGCCCACCTTTGATAAAATTGTTCAATATCATAATAGAATCACCGGGAAGCCCTGCAGATTGAAACACGCTTATAATATCCTGCGGGTGCCGTGAAAAATCATCTATGCATTCAAAGAAATTATTCTGGATTAAAATCCCTCCTGAGTTAACATTATTAAGTTGTATACCGTTCCCTAAAGGGAAAGGACCACGTATGTTTTTAACGTAACAGTTGGTCATTTTTACCCACCCGGAAGAATAATTATGATGCACTCCGTCGGATACATTTTCAATATCACAGCTATCGATTGTTACGTTTTTACAGTTAGTAAGTAAAATACCCTGAGCAGTTGAATTGATAAGTTTACATCTTTTTATAGTTACCGAAGTATAATTGGTAAGCTGAATACAGGGAATAGAACTATTAACGGAGTTAATACTATCACCACGTATGGTGATACTGCCTGTACTTGTTAGATTTATAGTGGCATGTACAGTATAAGTATTACTGCATAGATTGATCTGTGCTAAGGCGCTTAAAGGCAGTAACAACAAGAGAAAAAGCCATCTCATTTGTAAGTGATAATATTATCAGGTATAATAGTCGACGTTAAAGTAGCGTCATTCCAGTTGTTATTAGTAAAAGTTACCCCGGCCTGTGTAGTTGCACCGGATTTTCCGAGCCATAAGCCCAAGTAACTTCCGTCCGGACGTATCCAGCGGGCGCGATTACCCGATACGGTCATATTCGTTTTTGTGCCGGTGAAAGTAAAACCATCATAACTTTTCATGGTCTTGTCGTCACAAATAGCAATATTATTTGCTACATTTATTGTATCGGCGGTAGCTACAACAATAATTCCATTCACACCGCAGTTGACTACCACATTATCAGTTATATCATAATGGTTTCCTGATACATCCGGTGCGGTGATTCCTACACCTGTATCTCCTGTATTCGGCCATCCACCATCTGTCTGACCTCCTTTTATTTTATTACGCTTGATCTGGATAGGTGAACCGGAAGCACCGCTGGTCTGAAAGATACTGATACAATCATGCGGATGAACAGCAATACCCCGTTGACTAAAGAAAATATTATCATTGATTTGCTGACCGCTACCTGAACAGTTAATATATTGAACGAAATGAGCAAAGTTGTTATTGTACTTCACAGGTGCCCAAAGATTCAACCCCTGGTTAAAATTAACCTTAGTACCAATGCAGTTAGTAGCCATTACACCAAAGTTAACCATTGTGAAAAAGTTGTAGTCAACCGTTATGTTAGTGCAGTTGTTAAGCCGAATAGATATGCCATTGGTATTCGAGAACCGGCACATAGTTATATGGACATTCGTACAGCTATTGAGCGTTAACAGGTCAACTGCCTTACCAGTACCATCAAACGACAGCCCGCTGATAATCAATCCGCTTTGACCTGAGTACACTTTCGGTGCAGATGGAGTGCCGCCTGGCATAGCAGGTGCAGGCACAGAGTAGTCTATTGCACCAAACGCCGCGACCATCGCCGAAATACCCGCGTCAACTGCCGCATCTTCTTTGGCTTGTGCTGTAGAGTTTGGGAAAGTTCTTGCGTGAAGGATTGTTTTCAGTGCTATAGCTGCATCGTTTGTGGCTGCAATAGCGTTGTCTTTGGTGGCTGTGCTCATACTATAAAGCTAACTATTATTTTTTATACTTTATAAAAATATACAATCTTACTTTAGCCACAAAAGTCGGCACATTGATAAAGAACAACACCCAAGCCAATGAAATCAGTTGAAGGTATCCGAATAAGGTTGCTATGAAATAAATTGCTGTAGAGCCGTATAAATAGGTCTTACTGACAAATAATTCCAGCCATAGAGTTCTGAGTTTTCCGTATTCGGATGATTGTTTAAACTCATAGGCTATCAGGCCGGAGATAGCTGCCATGCCTATAAGCATCATAATGATAAGGAAATCAGCGAAGGTAAGGTTCATTTTCTATGTTCTAACATTGTTTTCATTGAAGATACAATATCAGTATTTTTATTGAAACTATCATTGATTTTATTGGTCAGGTCAACTATTCTGTCAAACTGCTTTTCGGCTACTTTTGCCAGTTCTTCCCGTTCTTCGCGCCTTGACTTTTCTAACTGTTCGCGTTCTTCTCTATGCTGCTTATCTTTTTTAGCGTACCAATAAGCAAGTATGATGAGCATCGCTGCCGGGATACCAACTTCTTTGATAAGGTCGTTCATTTTTTAATCTCTTTCAACAACTCCTTAAACTGCGCGTCAGAATGATTCCTATCCGATTCGCGATATTTAAAAAGCGTTTCTATCGACTCCTTTATTTCGCGCAACTCCCCGTCAAGCGTAGTCCGAAGCGTAGCCTTAACAATGTCCTGTATGAACTCTTGTTTCTCTTTGGCTTTATTCTTAAAGTAGTAATTGATATAATATATATAGCCTAACAGGAACGTCACGCATCCTGAAATCCATTTAATATTCTCGTTCCAATCAAAGGTAGGTAAAGGTGCAGTTGCCAATTTTTGTTTCATTTAAAAGGTACAATTGAATCACTTGAATGTTTTGTATCTGATCTCGCAAAAAAATATAGTTAAAGTTATAAAAAAAACTGAAATATTAAAGGCGTAATAAATTGGTTGGGGCTTGTCATCCTGCAAATAACCCAAGTGCGTAAGCAGCCGTAAAATGTTATTTGTTATCACACACAGTATCAGTAACAAGTTAAACTGCTTATGGTGATAATTTACAAATCCGCATTTCAAGTCAATCAAAAAGAACAATAATGCCCCTATAGTAAGATAGTCGTAAAATAATTTATAGTAGTGCGCATCAATATGCGTTACCTCATAGATGTAAATATTGAACAGGCCGACATAAAGACATACGACAATTATCGTTATAGCTATCCTTAATTTCATTACCCGTCAAATACGCATGTTTTTAACACTGAATCCCATACGTAACCAGTTGGACATCGCGGGTTGCTACTTGTTTGATTCACGCTATCCAAATGCTCTCTCCACGCTTGCAACCTTTCTTCCTGATCGGGCAGCGTTTCTAAAAATTCAATACCGTCAATTAGTAATTCTTGTAAGTCCATTTTATTGTGAGTTTTAAATTATCCTGCTAATATTACCGCATTAATTAAGTTAGCTACTGCCGCGTGTCCCGCATCTGTCCAATGCTGCCCATTCAATAATCCATCTGGTATACTATGAGTAAGCCCGTACGTATAAGCATCGACAAATAAAATTCCTAAATCAGTAGCGATTTGAGCTATGTAAGGGGCAGCAGTATCTACAGCAGGTGATGAAGGATTATAAAGCGGAGAAATAATAATAATTCTTCTTGGATTAAACCCTAAATCAATAAATGATTTAATTATACTTTTATACATAGCCGCCCAATTTGGCCCCGGTGTGGAGGCATTCGTGGCATAACCAAAACTCACATAACCATTTCTGTTAATTCCGTAATTAACTGATTTATATATCCCATTTAAATCCCTATTGTCAAATGCAATTCCGTAGCCGATATCCACGCTTGAAATAGCCATATTATGCAAATCAAAACCATTTGCGGCCGCCACAATTGGAGCATAAGCAGTGTTATTATTATCGCTTGATGTTCCTCCAACTGTTATACTGTCTCCATGCGCATAATAAGGTATTCCGCTTTGTGGATTATATTTATTAAAGAAATATGAAACAAGGCTGTTATGATCTTTCAGCGATGGCACATTATTATAAATCATCAACTCCTGGATGTTAAAAGCATTTCCACTTCCTGCAGTATCGCCTATTGTTAATTTAGCGGTACTAGAAGTTCCCACATTCAAAGAACTATATTGCGGATCACCTCCCTCTACTCTTTCATCATAAACAGAATATCTTACAGTACCATCTGCCGCAGCGGTCAACCTGATTAACATCCACTTGTTTTTATAAAATGCATTCTGTGTTGGCTGATAACCTGCACCGGAACACAATGTTATTGCATGCCCACCTGTTTGTACGGCGACCTTCATATACACACCATTCACAAAGCTGGTATCGAATTCCAATATTGCCCCTGTAGTAACATAGGTGATCGGCTTTACGTACATGTAAATAGTGTATGGAACGGCCAATACATAGGGTGTTATAGTGATTCTGTGGCCGCTCGCAATTTGCAACGCTGGCTTATTATTTTCAGAATCAGCAAATGTCAAAACAGGCTTATTGGATGAGGCTGTTAAAGTCTTGCTATTACCTGATTTGTCTAATATTTGACTGACATTATTAGATGTATCAGTTACTATAGTTGATAAATCTGTGATATCATACCAAACCTGTAATCCTGTAACTTTGTCTGGTGTTGTGCCTATTACTGATTGCAGGTCTTTTTGGCTTGATAGCGTTCCTGTTATTGCGCCCCATTGCGCAGATGCAGCTGGTAATTGCGCTGTTGGAACCTTACCGGTACTATCTAAACTGGCATATCCATTATTTTGCCCCTTGTTTGTAACATTTTCAGGTGTAAACCCTAATACGTTCTGTTTTCCGGCTACTTCGGTTGACAAAGAATCAACCTCCGATTGATCCGCTTTTGATGCAACTACCGTTGAGAGTGAGTTTAAATCACTTTGATCCGCTTTACCAGAAACAATTCCTGCCAATGTATCTACATCCGTTTGGTCTGACTTTGTTGCTATTGATGTAACAATAGAGTTGCATTCGTCTGCGGTAAATTGATCGCCTGTATTTTTTGTGGGTACGTTTGGGTTGCTCATTTTAATACCATGAAGTTGTTCCTGAATCATAAGTCAATACTACTAACCCGCCTGCTGTTGGGGCTGTTATGCCATCTACACCGTTCCGTTTGCATAGGTAACGGTAGTTATTGATTGTGTATATTTTATGAACACACAATCATTATTCGCTGGCGATGATGGTAAATTAACTGTCAAAGAAACTAAAGATCCTGACGGATTTATAATATTATATTGATTATTTGTTAACGATATTGTCGCGCCAGTAGTAGGTGTAAAAATAATATGTGGCCTCGCTCCTATAGTGCCTAAACTGCCATCCGCAGCTATGTATTGTGAACTTGTGCCTATACCAGTTGAAGTTAAGTTTTTAGATGCGTCAGTAAAAACTACTTTGGAAGCAGTTAAGGCTGCTGAGTTTATAGTCCCGTCATCCTTAACTGAATATTTACTTGTACCCGCTATCTGATAATCAACAAACTTAACTCCTCCTGAACCTGTTGCTGTTTCAGTTAAATTGGTTAACCAAGCCGTATAAGAAGCAGTCGAACTCTGGTTGAGGGTTTGAGTTAAATGCATCGGCGAAAATAAGCTAGTAGAGTTTGTAACCTGTCCTGGATTTATAAGTATACCGTCTCCCGAAGCATTAAAAGTTCTCGATTGCAATAAATTAAATGAGGTATTATTTGTAGATGCCCTTATTACACTTGGGTTTACTTCAGTAGCTACAACTTGCCCTGCGCCGCTTGTAAATGTACTAATCCCCTGCGGATCAAAGATTGCTATTGTCGCCATTGTGCTGCTTCCAAATTGCCCCCTTATCACCATTTGCCCGTATTGGCCACCACTTTGTAATGGTTGCCATCCAATATCACCCGATGAAGCAGCAGACGCGCCTAAGTCAGTTCTCCATTGACTGCCTGTAAATTGTATAAACGGACTCCATTTCTGATTGCCTGATGTAGCTGCTGTAGCAGAACTGAACACAGTACCATAAGTTGCTGAAGCTGCTGTTGCCAAATTAACCGTAGGCGCAGCTGTCCAAGTATTAGGCTGCGCCAAATTCAAACCAACCGTTCTTGCTGTCGCCCCGGTATAAGAACCTGAAAAAGTTAAGGTTGCGTCAGTTGCCGTTAAGGCAGCAAGATTAGACCCTAAAGAAATACCACTAATCGTTGAGTTAGCTAAATTCCCATTAGGAAGTAATCCTGTCACATCCGC